GGGACTCGAACCCAGGACCGACCGGTTATGAGCCGGTTGCTCTGACCAACTGAGCTAAGCTTCCTGAGTAGCAAAAAGATACAGGGTCGCTGCGATATCTGTCTTTTTACTACTGTTGCAGTTCTTGACCGCCAGCTGCAACAAAGGTTGAAACCACCCGGAACATTTGACTGTTCCTTTAGTCATCGCCGTTGCGATAGGTGGTTAAAGGGTATTTCGTAAAAAAAGGAAAAAGAAAATCCAATCTGCATCAAAGGGAAGATGAAATCCGATGCAGAGCGGCGCATGTGGGATTCGAACCCACGCATGCCGGAGTCAAAGTCCGGTGCGTTACCGCTTCGCCAATGCGCTATGTTGCGGCAGTCGCTCAACCCTGCCGCACGTGATATACTTCAAAAACACCATTGATATATTTATGTTTTTCCTGGAACGCCTGTATCAGTCGTAACTCATTTGGAGGAAATTTGGTTTTGGATATCTATTTCATTATTATGAATCCGTACTGATACAGGCTATCTAGGGATTTCATGCCTCGTCCTGTCCGTGATGAACCTTCCTCCAAGTCCATACGGCGAGGACTGTACCTTTGCTTTTATTATTTTAATCCGCTCTACCAATATCAGCGGAGTTAAAACCATTGGAAATGCCAGTAACATTTTTTTTACCTCACAGGGATGTTAAAAATAAAATCACGCTCATTCCGGTTCCAATAAGAATCATCGAACAAGCGGCAGATTCCCATTTGTCTTTGTTGTTATTTGTCACGATCTCGGAGCTTGCCGAAACGAACATCAGGACGTTTATTGCAAGTGCGATTATCGTGAATATCGTCCTCATCGTTCTTCTCCAATCATGAAATCAAGAATTTTTTCTGCTGTCTCTTCTTCGGGCTCAAATGGAAGCCCGCATGTAGAATAGATTTCCAGAGCCGATTTCAGGCTTGATTTGAAACCTTGGTATATTTCTCCATGTTGAAGCAGTTCGTGTCTTAAAACTGAAATTGCATCAGTAATTGATTTAGAACTAACACTAATCTGTGCCAGACATTCCATTTCGATATCCGGGCTCCCCATCATTTCAAAGTTAAACGTCGGTACTTCATCGACCGCAACATGAAAATCAACTGATTTTACCCTCGGTACTTTATGTCCGTCAATAAAGCACTGCGTCCCCCTCCAGTCATACGGATTCGGATTTACAATCTTCACAACAGACATTTTCGTATCCCCTTTCCTGTGCGTTACAGTACACCAGAAGGTGCTCTGCGATTTCCTGAAGCTGAACTGAATCGTATTTTGGAATCGCAACCAATTTGCCTTCAAGCATCGGGGATAGTGGTGCGAATACCGGTGTGTCCGTAACAATCGTTGCTTTTATCAGCATAGCTGCTACGTCAACTGGCTCTGACGGTAACAGTTCATAAATTCCTTTTTCTTTATTCATGCTTCTTCTACCTCCCCGAAATATTCTCTATACAATTCATATCCATTTTTCCCCATTACAGCCCTAACATTATCTTCTTGTTCTATCCGAAGATCGCTGTATGTAATAGTTATTTTTACGATCTGCATACGAAATTCGCCAACATCTTTTATTGCTTCATCTTTTATCTCGGTCTCTTCATCGGCAGAAAACCATCTCCCATGTGGTGACAAAAAATAGGCTCTGCGCTTTGATACGTTAAACGTAACCTCCTGCAAAGATGTATAATCAACAAATGCTTTTTTTGAAGCGGATGTATCATATAACTTTCCATCTTCCAGAACAGTTCTTATATGGTAATATACATATGTTCTATAATGGTTTAAAGGCTTTTCTCCTGGTTCTTCAGAAGGCCTTTTTTGTTTTTTAAAAAATTTTTCAAGCATCGTCTTTTACCTACCTCTTCCGAAAATACTGTGCCAAGGCTTCACGGGTGATCTGCGACACGCTTTTACCGGTACGGTTCTTTTCAGCTATAAGTCTTTGCTCCAATTGGTACGGCAGCCGGATGCGAATGGATTCACCTTGTGGATTATTCTTTTTCATAGGCAGTGTCCATCTTTACCGAAAGAACTGGTTTGTCATCAGTTTTTGCCAAAAGTGTAATACCTTTTCCGTTCTCCCAGGCTGATGTTGTGAGCTGAATATTCGTGTTTCCCGTTTTATTGCAGATATTCAAAAGTTGTTCCGCTATACTCATCAGCCCAGTCCGAAGATACCCGTCATTATTTACTATTTTCTCCATATTTCTCGCTCCCTCATTTATACCGGAATAATCCCCTGCCCCTGAAGCAACAGCCGGAATGTTTCCTTGCCTTTTACGGTGATGTATGTTTGAACATTTGAGTACCCATAAGGCGTTGAAAAATCTTTCATCTGGAAAAGTCCTGACTTTCGATGCTGTTCATATGGCTTGATGATATTGTGCCGATCTCGATAAATATACCCCTTATCTGCCAGCCATTTCGTAAGCGTCTTGGGTGGCATGTGAAATTCTTTCGCAGCGTCCCGAAATGTTGTGAGCAGTCTATTGTCTACCAGGCTGTCAAAATAATCAACTTTAGGCTTCTGCTCTTTCACTTTTTCTTCAAGCAACTGTTTTTCTCGCTGTTCTTCAATCCAACGCTCAGCACGCTTGATCGGATCGTCAATCTGGTAAGAATCTATCTTTCTATCTACTTCGTACTTTCCAGTCTTACGAATAGACGGAAGTACTTCTGATGTGACCCAATGTTTAAATTCTTTGGCTTTTTCAAGCTTACTACTAAAAATTAATGAGAAAAGGCCGGATTCATTAATAGCTATAATATTCCTTGTCTGTGTCCCGTCATAAAATGGTACTTCTGCCTTATCTTCCAACTCTACATGCCTTTGTATATCTCGACTACCATTTTGGTACCCGAGGGCTGTTGCAACATCAATTCCAACAAACCACGGAACACCGTTTATCGTTACTGTTCTTACGCTTCCAAATTCTGGATTGCTAAAAATCATCATTTCATTCATTCCCATACCTGCCTTTCTTGGTATTGCCTTATTTTGTGTTGGCAGAGAAACCGTTAAGGCTTACGGCTTGTCGTGTTGCAATCACTATCTCTGCCATGTGAAAAGGGCCTTTTTGTTATTTTATTTACTTTGGGGGCTCACCCGGCTCCTGGTGGCTTTCCCTCCAATGGGGTCCCCGTCTCCTCCGCACGCTATCCGGTCAGCCCGCCGCCCCATGGGACCCGCTGCACCGGATCACGCTGTTGTTGTTCGGCCTTCGGCGGTGGCTAAAAGTAATGTTTAATGTCGAACATACGTTTCTATACGACAAACTCTCGTTTTCCATATAGATCGATATACAACATGCACAAATACTGGCGTTGTAACTATACACATTGTATAAATACTGCCGTTTTCGTGCTAACTGCCGCCTTTTGTCCGTACCTCGTGGACGTTTCCGGGCGGTAGTTTACAGCTTCGGTCGCTCCATCTCCGGAAGCTCCAGCGCGTCCTTATACCGGTCCGCGATCTGCTGCGCTGACTGCTGCGGGATGCCTTGCACATGATCCGCCTGGACCGGTGCTGTCTCTGCCATGCCATAAGCTGCTTTTGCAACGAAGATCAGGTTTGCGTTCGTTCCTGGTTGGTTGTGTAGTCTGTTAAGCGTGCAGTTTTTGCAAATATCGAACCATTTTTTCACCGTGTTGCTATGTGCTGTGGCGGTTCTATAGTCCCCGCGCATCCAATCGCTAAACGTTGAGCGGTTAATCCCTACTAGAAAGCTAAATACTTCCAGAGTTGGTAAAACATGATACTTACTGCACAACCTTACGAACACACTAAACATATGATCTAATAATTCTATATCATCGTTACTAGGTTTCTGTATGTGATCAGCAATATAAAAAATCATATCAACAAAACTGTCAGCTACTTCTTTTCTGTAATTCTCACTATCAGGTGATACACATAACACTGTATTAATATATTCATCAGCATATATATTAATATTACTCAAATATACTTCTGTTTCCTTTTCTGTTTTGATAGTATTATCTTTCACTGCATCACCTCACTTTACAACGTTAATCTGTTAATTTAGTAAAACAAAAAAGACGATAACAAACCGGTCAGCAATCGAAGAACACACCCAGCAGCTGCGATCAGCGCCGGAAGTTCCGTAAATGCTTTTCAGTTTTTATATCGTCCTTTGTTTAAAAATCGTAAATGTATTTGCTTATCTGCTATTTACAATATCACATACAAGTCCTTAATGCAAGCATAAATTTATTTTTATTGTTCAAGGTATATAAAAGACCTATTAATAAAATAATCCGTTATAGCTCAATATACAGCGTTATAGAGCTATATATATTATAATATAGTGTATCTAAGTATATATTAATCAACTCAGAATCTAGGAGGGGCTTAAAAGATGTTATTATACAGTACTGTATAGAATTAATTAATAGGGGATTATATATATAATATAATTATATGGGCGTTTTGGCACAGAAAAAGCCAAGTTTCCGGCGTCTGATCCGGTTACCTGGCTGAATGATTTTTATTAATTTTCGATTAGCTCGCCCCTCCTGAGTTCCTCGTTAATGACACGATAGCACATTTTACAAAAACCTGTCAAGCCAAAAGCAAAAAATATTTTTCTTGACAAAACAAACATTTGTGTGCTATGAATAATTTAACAGACTTCGGCGGCGGGTCTGTTCTCCCCTCGTTAGCCGCCACAAAAAAACGAGTTTAAGCCCCTGGAGATTGTCCAGGGGCTTTTTTCTTTCCACAATGGGGCTATTAATTTCGGGTATTAGCTTAATAACTAACAGTCTAACTTTACATTCAGGCAAAAACGCCTGTTCCAAAATGGGACTATTAATGTTTTGTTAGCTTAATAACTAATGATCCAATTTTACATTCGTCATAAAAATGACGTTATAGTTATAATAGTATAATCATTGTCAACTGTCAATAATCACATTAAAAACACCGGGTTTCCGCAGCTGTCAATTTCGGTCGTGACTTCTTGCCCTGCATCAAGATACGCCGTTTTTACATCTTCAAAAATTCGCCGTTCTCTGTCCACCGTATATTTTTTGTGAAGCGTGTAAACAGTGCCAGAGATTTCCGGAAGTACCGGTGCATAAGCTGGCAAACTCAGAACCACTTTTTCCGGTGGCAAAATGTCAACAACTTCGATCTTGTCAATTCTCAACAAATCCTCATGCCGTCCCAGGCTTGGAAACCGTCTCGGATACTTCAACATTTTATAAATTATGTCAACTTCCTTTTCGCTTTTTGGCTGAATGTGCAAACGCAAATTCAAATCTGCGACAAAATCAACCAAAGCCGGCGTATTAACCCAGCCTGTAAACCCCGGTCCGTTTTTCACTCGGACGGGAAAACGCTTTTTAAATTCTTCCGTTTCTGATCCGGCATAAGCTCCGCCCTTCCAGCGTTTTGTGAACTCCTGTTCGTTCACTGTTCCACTTCCAGCTATTGATATATTCATGTCGTGCCAGCTGCTCCACCGACACAAAAAATGGATCATCCCGGCAACTGTAGAAAAAGGCGGCAATGGGTACGTATATATCCTTTTCCCGGCGTGCGAAAAAGGCGTTGCGAAAACGCCCTTTTCCATGTATCCCTCTATTAACACTGTCTTCATGGCTCTTCGGCCTCGCATCTGAAGCCGAAAAGGATATTTTCGTAAAGCTGATCGGGAATTTCCTCTTCCATCAGTGGCTTTCGGTTTTCGGTTCTAAGCTCTTCGTCAAGACTTGCGTCGATATCTCTGAGAGCCTTTTCCCTACTGAAGCCCATTTTTACAACTTCGTTTAAAAGATTGATTGTTTTTTTCATGTCTTTTTCCTTTCTTTGTGGTATAATATTATTGTCGCTTACAGAGGATGTTCTGTAAGTGGAGCGACCAACAATTCCGGTCGCCGAGGGTTGAAACAATAATTTTAAGTGTAAAGAGCTGATTTCCGGCTCTTTATTCTTTTGCATTTTTCCCGTCCCCGTAACATTTATAAAACGCCACTGTAAGCTCCGCCAGTTCCTGCGGCGTAAGCTTTTCTTTTAAGCTGTCCGGGATACGGCTGTAGTTGGCCGCAAAAGTATCACGACACTTTCCTATCTTGCAGGCTTTTTTGACCTGCTCGAGCTTGTACATTTCTCCAAGCTCTTCTACGGTGATTCCACCGTTTTTAACTTCTTCCCGTCCTTCTTTTGTCAAGATGGACATTGCTTCTTTCTTGCTAACAACTCCGATTCCGTTGATTCTCATTTCTTTCCCCTCCTTGTTCTATTCTTCAAATCCCGGATACGGCTTGAAAGTTTCAGCCCATTGTGCCTCGTCTTCTTCCGTCCACTCCGGCTCCTCTTCCGGCTCAACCTCGTAGGAACATCCGGCAGCGTCCTCAAAGATGTTATCTTCGTATTCGGTCATCCACTGACCGTCTACAAGGCAATCATATCCGGTTGCGTGGATGAATCCAACGCCGTCCTCGAAACGATCGAACGGCATGTTTTTAAGTTGTACCCTTCTTGTAGCTTTTCCAGCCTCTGTATTTTTCATTTCACCCCTCCTGATCCGCCCCGCTGAGGGCTGTTTGCTTGGTTTTTATTTTCCGTATTTTTCAAAATAAAATTTTTCCAAGTTTGCCATATTATAACCACTTCCTTTCTATGGTTACAGTATAGTCTATTTTCGTGTATTTGTCAATAGTCTATTTCCATGTATTTTATTTATTTTTTATACTCCATGATATCAGACGGTTGACAGTTCAATAATTTACATAATGTGCAGATGACTTCACAAGTTACATTTTCGTTTTTAGTCAGCTTTGCTACTGTATTAGAATGTAATCCGTTGTTTTTTAACCACTGTTTATTAAGTTCTTTCTTTTTTAATACGTTCCATAGCTTTGAAAAATCAATATAACCATTCTTTCCATAATCGGCCATTGTTTTTCACCTCCTTATTTATAAATATATGATAATAGATTTTTGGCATTAAGTCAATGTCTATTTTTATGTACTATTTGCACAAAAATAAGCTGTGTTATATGGTCTATTTTCGTGTATCTTGTGTATTTACTTTTAGTCTATTATCGTGTATTATATAACCATCAAAGGAAAACAAAAAAACATTCACCCCCGGACGCTGATCCGGGAGAAAGAGAGGAAAAAGGATATGAAATGGTACGTAAATTATTATGACAATGGTGTGAAGAGATCTTGTTGTTTCGAGGATGATGAAAAACAGGCAAAACACTTTGCTAGCCTAGTAAACGGAACAGCTTATAAAGGATGATAGCCGAAACGGTCAGAAATGACCGTCCACCGGGAACGCCCCACCGGTGCTGATGATGGCAGGGCAGAAAGGAAAACAAAATGAAAAAAGAAGAAAGAACAATCTTAGAAACAATTGTATTTGCATATCTGGTCGGAGAGTGTGAGTGGTCACCGATCAGCGCAAGAAAAAAAGTCGAGTCAATGACATACGAAGAACTTGACGAATTTGTAAATTAAATCTCTCCGGCGGCGGTCAAGCCGTAGCCCCAACGCAACCGCCGGATTTCAAAAAGAAGAAGAAAAGGAGAAAAAGTTATGGCTTATGGCATGATATTAACACCAGAACAGGGACAGAGAAGGAAAGACAGCAAACAGGCACTTGAAAGCCTGAAATATAACCCGATGTGCTACGGCTGTAAAAAGCTGTGTGCAGAATGTGGCGGAACTATTGGAAAATTGTGGGACGGCTGCATCTGGTACGAGAAAAACGATTTTCCGAGCGTTTACGCACTGGCAATATATGCCCCAGAACTGATTAAAAATGAAGATTGGTTCTCATTTGATGAGTTCCTGGACGATCTCAGAAACGACCGTGCCGAAGTCGTTAAGCACTTGAAATGGCGCGCAGCTGGTCATCATTTTTTGAACGAAGTGACGACCGATAAATATATCACAGCTTGTGAAAAGATTTTAAATATTTTAAAAGCTGCATAGTTAGGCCGGCAAGCGTACCGGGAAGCATTTCCCCGGCGACCCTTTAAAAAACAAAATCAGGAGGAAAATAAAATGATTAAAATTGACATGTGGTACGGTGATAAAAAGGAACAGGCAACAGGACTTGATATCTGGTTTAACGATCTCGGTTGTTTTTATTCTGGAAACATTACAATTTTTGAAAAAATAGTGGGCGATTATTACGCCGACAGCGTGCAAGAAATTTGCGGAGCGTTTCCACATCTGGAAAAGAAAATCAATGATTGTTTGAACTAGGCGTAACGGTTCCGGCCGGGTTCGATTCCCGGCGGCGCCCTTTTATTTTAACACCCGGCTCCCATGGGTACAGGGAAGAAAGAAAAGACATGAAAAAGAAAATAAGTTATATCGCTGTACAGGTGACAGAGAACGGAAAAAACTATGCTTACGCCGTCAAGGTTTCTGAAAGTGATAACTTGCTTTCGAAACTGGCGATAAAAGGTATCACAGCGGCGAACCTTTGCAGCACGAAAAAAGAAGCCGAAGAAGTTGTTACAGCTTGGAACGAAAGTTTCAAAAATAACGGTTCATTTATGTTCGGGGAGGTGTTCTACTAATGAGTGAAAAAATAATTGACAAGCTGTTAACGTTGACAGCTGAAGAACTTGACAGTTACAGTGATTTTTTATCCGGTATTTTTCACAACGGAATTACCGATGATGAACTTAATTTAAAAATTGCAAAATATTTAGGACTGGAGGAATAAAAAATGATCAGAATCAGAAAAGCCACGCAAAAACAAACCGTCGTCGCTATAAAAAGCGGCGATTTTTCGGAAGTCAAAAAGATAGAGGATGCAGCACGCCAGGAAGCGGAGAACGTTTTTCATGCGGTTGCTTCCGGTTCTGTGCCGCTGATCTGGTACGATCTGCCGCCGGTGCGGTGTCAGTCTGGGGCGGTGTCCGTCATGCGGTACACCCTGCACCGGTCAACGAAACAAGCCGGTTTTTTACAGCTGTCTTGCATGGAGCTGAAGGCCGGGCAGATCATCCCGACTTCCGACAGGCAGTACAACACCACTGACGCCGGTTTTTCGGAGTTCTTCCGAAACTTGCCCCGGTTAGTTGATGTTAATTTTTTAGAGCAGTGAAAACGCTGCTCTTTTTCTGCTACTCTTCCGGTATCCAGTCCGGCGCCAGGTTCACGGCCTGGGGAGCGGATCAGGCTTGTGAAATCTATCTACAAGCCGTGTACCTTGACAACTTAACTTTCGTTTGCCCGGAAATGCGGTTGTTGATTTGCTTTTTTCGCCGCTTTTCGTCTTTCTGGCGTTCTTTGATGTTTTTACCATTGCCGGATTTATAAGCCGTTTTTGTGCGCTTTCGTCAATCAATACTCACGGTTGACGGGACGCCGGTATGTTGATATTATGATTATATATAGCCGTTTCCGGCTCTTTTTGTCGTGCTTGCTCTGTGCAGCTGGCACCGATCCGGGGCACAGTGTCCAAACAGTGGCGAAAGTATGTTCTGTTTTGGATATGCTGTACAACCACCCTATTCGGCTTTTTAACGGCCGTTTAGATTCCGGTCGAATAAGTGTAGCCTTATTCGTTTTGCGGGCGTTGTGGGCGAAATTAGAGTGCCAGTTATTGATTCCTGGGAAATCCCGGCACCGGTCCGCAGGTGGTCCGCAGCCTTTTGCAGGATGTTCATGCCAGTTGTGAAACGAACGATATTTCTGGCGGTTCTTGAATATTTGCAATATTCAGACACAGAAAAATGCCGAAAAACGGCGAAAAAAAGAACAACTGGAAAATATCCTTTATTTCTGGATTTCCATTCTGTTTATCTTGCATATATTAATCTATAGCATCTTCCGAGGGGCTGTGAAAAATCACGAATCAATTTAATTTATTTAATCCCTCAGATTTTCTCCTAGCCGTATTCTTCGTTTTGTATGTGGTCCGTTGTTTCCGGACTTTCACCTTCTGTTCCGTTTTATCTTTCTTCCTGCGTACTTTATTGTGCGCTGATCGCTCAGTTGAGAATCCCATATTTCCCCTCCCTGTCCTTAATCTTCTGGTTTCTGCTTTTGAAGTTGATAATTTCTATGTCTGTTTGCAGTTCCTGTGGTATCCGCCCAACGATGATTACTCTTAGTGGTTCTAATCTCCGGACCATCTCTTGAAATCCCTTGCAAAATTCCAGTCGTGATGCTTTCGACTTCACTCGCCCATTGGTGCAGCAGGCAACCGTGCTTTTTTTGGGTATTCCGTCAAAAATCCAATCATAGCAGTATTCCGGCGGTATGTTCACGTTTGGAATCACACGGATCCCGTTCATGTACAGATAATGTGCTATCGCATGATTGCGGTACTTCTGCCAGATGTTCATCGCGAACGGCATACCACCTTCTCCGACTGCCATGCTGAAGTCCGGTGCGATCACACTGTTAAAGCATTTTAGATGCTCAATATATTTATCCGGACAATTCCAGATTTTCTCAAATTCGTTGTCGTGGATATAGAAATTGACGGTCAAGTCCCTGTGGTTCTTTATCCGCCGGTCGAAGCTGTCTTTGAAGTCGACAGTATCCTTTCCAGGTCTGCCGGTATACCGTGGCATCATGGGGAACTGATACGGTCCGTCCAGCTCTGCTCCCTCGATCATATATTCTCTCATTACGTCATATGCGGTATGATTCATAAATAAATCCTTTCGTTTGTCATAGGCAGAAACCCACTGCCTTTAGGCGGTAGGAAGAGCCTTGTAAATCGTTATCTATTATCCATAGATTACCCCTATATGTTGACTTTCACTGATAAATGTCATATACTACTATTAGTGAAATATCAATGAAAGGAGTACATTTATGGAACAGATAACTATAACTGCAAAAGTTCAGATAGTTACAACTGATGCAGATAAAGTTTTGCTTAATAAAACAATGTCTGTTTATTGTGATGCTTGCAATTATGTTTCAGATTATGTATTCCGTACACATGACCTAAAACAATTTTCTCTGAATAAGGTTTTATATTTTACGCTTCGTGAAAGATTTGGACTTAAATCGCAAATGGCTCAGTCTGTATTTAAGACTGTTATTGCCAAATACAAAACTGTTCTTGAGAACGAATCCAAGTGGATTAAGCCGTCTTTCAAGAAACCTCAGTACGACCTTGTTTGGAATAGAGATTACTCCCTAACACAGAATCGCTTTTCGGTAAACACCTTGAACGGTCGTGTAAAGTTGCAATATTTTGCTGAAGGTATGTCTAAATATTTCGACCATACAATTTATAAGTTTGGTACTGCCAAGCTTGTAAATAAACATGGCAAGTATTTTTTACATATACCTGTAACCTATGACGTCGAGGAAAGTGATATTTCTGACATCTGTAATGTTGTAGGTATTGACAGAGGTATCAACTTTGTTGTTGCAACTTATGATAGCAAACATAAGTCCGGATTTGTTAGTGGTAAAGCTATTAAACAGAAACGAGCCAATTATTCCAAGCTTCGTAAAGAGCTTCAAATGCGACATACGCCATCCTCAAGACGAAGACTAAAAGCTATCGGTCAGCGAGAAAACCGTTGGATGCAGGATATTAATCATCAGGTATCGAAGGCACTCGCCACCGGTAATCCAAAGCATACACTCTTTGTATTAGAAGATTTGACTGGTATTCGCAATGCTACAGAGCGTGTCAAAACAAAAGACCGCTATGTTTCTGTATCATGGTCTTTTTATGACCTTGAGCAAAAATTGATTTACAAAGCAAAGCAGAATCAATCTTCTGTAATTAAGGTTAATCCAGCTTACACAAGCCAGTGTTGTCCTGTCTGTGGGCACATTGAAAAGGCTAACCGCAATAAGAAAATACACCTTTTCTGCTGTAAAAATTGCGGTTATAAATCGAATGATGACCGCATAGGAGCTATGAATCTGTATCGCATGGGAATCAACTATCTTGAAGATAGCCAAGTACCTAATACAGTTGTAACAGAGTAAACTCTGCTACAAAGGGTGCTGTCAACCACCCTATGATGTAACGCCACTTTAGGCAGTAATGCCTATTGGGGATAAAAGGTCGGAGGCGTAAGCCGTTACTACGACTGGGCAGTTACAAGCTCATTACCTTTAAGTGATGGGTAGTTGACACTATCAGATATTTGGTTAAATGTCAAAAAATTACATCTCTGCTCCTCCGTTCATCTTTTGTATATTATTTAGATTGCAAATGCGTAAGTGTAGTTAAATTCCTTTTCACATCCATCCACATAGTTGATTTTCCTGTAAAATACGGTGTGTCGTTCTGAGAACTTATTTAAAAAAAAGTATTCAGAACAACTCTGTTTACCCCGCTCGATTATTGACTTTTTTTTTACATCTCCGGTCTTTAAAAAGAACAAAATTTCGCACTCCTGCGGACGCTTTGGATTTATTACTATTTTGTCCAAAAATTCTCCCAGAACCGTTTTGGTAATATCTTCCGGGCCAGTCCCTTGTAAATCATTTAATATCTTGCCGATTTCTTTTAATTTCAAATGGGAATCTTTGTTGGCTTCTTCTTTCGATTCCAATTCGGAAAGCTTATTGTTTATATTTTGGATTTCATCCTTGAATCTTTCATTTTTTTCAAGGTATTCAGAGTTTGTTATAATTCCATCCAGATTAAGGTCGAGAAGTTTGTCCTTCTTTTTCTCTAGCTGAAGAATCATATTTTTAAGCCGGTTTATCTCAGCCCCATCGTTGCTAAAGTCTATGTTCTTTTCGACCAAACTTATATATTTTTCAATAGCTGTTTGGATATCCCCGGATTTGTTGATAAGGTCTGCAAGCATTACCCTTAATTCTTTCTCACGTATACCAAAAGAATTACAGCTTTGCGCTCCGTTTTTTATGCGATAGCTGCATACCCATCTTGCATCTTCACGCCCTCTTATAGTATGCTGTTTCATCCAGTACGGTGATCCATCATTACCGCAAAAGATATACCCGGTAAACAAATTGTTCTGTTTGAAAGACGTTCTGTGGGATTTGATTGCATCGCTCCGTGTTTGCATAATGACATTTGCCTTATTCCATACGGATTCATCTACAATCTGTGGAACATGGTTTCCATCGTCTTTGTACATTGTCCATTCGTCCTCTGGCAAAAACTCTTGCTTTTTAGTGAACATATCGACAACTTTTACTTTACCGCCGCAATAATAACCTTTGTATTTCGGATTCTTGATTATCTTTTTGATATTATCTCGGCTGAGTTTTCCGCCTTTGTAATTTCGATATCCTTTTTTGTACAGGTATCTCTCAATGGTGGATGTAGACCATTCTCCTGTGGAATATTTTTCAAATATCTCTTTTACCATCGGAGCTGTTTTGGGATCAATCGTAAGTTTTCCGTCTTTTTTGATGTATCCGTATATTCGTGATCCGAGGACTACACCATTTTTTATTGACTGTGCATGTCCGAATTTTATTCGATTGGAGAGTTTTCTTGATTCATCTTGGGCAATTCCGGACATTATGGTAAGTCTTAATTCACTATCTTCGTCAATCGTATTAATGTTGTCATTTTGAAACCATACGCATACGCCATACATTAGTAATTCCCTTGTGTATCTTATACTGTCTAACGTATTTCTCGCAAATCTGGTAATTTCTTTCGTTACAATCATATCAATCTTCCCAGTTTTGGCATCTGCCATCATGCGTTGAAATTCGTCCCTTTTCTCAGTTCTTATTCCCGATATTCCATTGTCAATGTACGCACCAACAAATACCCAGTTTTTATTTTGTGCAATGAAGTTTCTGTAATATTCATCCTGGTGGTGTATAGAAACTTGTTGGTCTTCTGATTCTGTGCTTACCCTTGCGTAAAAAGCCACTTTTAATTTCAAGTCAAAAATGCTGCAAGTTTTCAGTATTTCTCTAGTACGATAAACGTTCATGCCCCGTTCTCCCTTCTAGTTGGAAGAGCAGAGATAAGATTATTATACCTTCAATCTCATCTCCGCTCAATAGTTTTGAATTAATTCCCAGAAAGAATCTCAATATCAATTTTTTCTTTCATTTCTCTGCTGATTAGTCCCTGAAGGTATATGTGTTCGTTCAACGCCAGTAATAACGCTTTGTTCATGTCGCACTCCTTTCTTTGATGAAAAGATCCAGAATCCTTTTAAAACATTTTAGGCATATATTTCTATGTAAACTTATGTAAAATGGATTCTAGCGTTTTTTAGTCAATCAATTACTTTATTTTACAACAAATCAAATATATCCATCTGTCCTTTGATTTCATCTTTCTTTTCATCTGCGAAAAATTTGCAAGCAATGTAGTTTGGTTTCCAATCCACATCTCCATTGTAGTTCAGGCACCTCGGATGTTTTCCAGACCGGTACCTCAAACATTCCTCACATCGGTGATACGGATTTGTTCCGCCGGAATCTTTGTACATTGCGCTTATCTTAATCATATGGATCACCCTCTTCAAACAAACTGTACTTTCTTAAAATTTCCACTTCGTGTTCGCACAGCTTTATCTGGCATTCATTGTACAACTGCCGTGCAAGAGTACCGATAGTCGGTTTTCATTCATTTGCCTGATGCACATATTTGTTACTCTTTTCCACTACATTCATCAGCTGTTCCGGTTCAAAGTCGTATGCTCTATGCAGTGCCAAAAGCAATGTTACACTGTTCTCAACATTCGCCCAGTCCTGTCCGTCCGTAAATCCTTGTTCGAAACCGGCGTTGTAGCTTTTCTCTCTTTCTTCTTCCCTTGCGTTTTCTACAACTTTGTTCAAAACGCTCACGCTTCTACTGATCCCGTCTTCCTTGCCTTTCTGGTACGCTTTTTCAATCTCTTCATTTCTGGCTGCCAAAACTTTTTCTCTGGACTCGTCAAATATCCGCTGCATTCTTTCAATCTTTGCAGCTGAATAAGGCATAGTTACCGGTTTCACTATGAATTTTCTTTTCAGTGCTGCGCTGTTCATTTTTCGCCTCCCATAATGCCTGCTATCATTTGTTGTTTCATTGTTTCCGCTATGTGCTCCCGGACCGATTCTTCCGGAAATGGGATCTCAAGTGACCGCTCCAGAATCCGGTTGGTGATACGTTCATCATAATTTAGCCGAGAAATACAGTAATTACTTGTGAAAATCGTGATTTTTCGGCTTGTATAGCGCCCGTCGATAATTTCATAATATTTTTCATTTACCCAGTCCTTTTCGGTTTCTGTGCCGAAATCATCAATGATTAGAATATCTGCTCTGGCAAGTTCATCAATCAACTGTTCTTCCGTTTTATCCGGACTGTATCTTTTCCCCCATGTGGACTTGATCTCGTCAAGGATTTTCATAGACGTTGAAAATTTTACCTGTTTCTGATGTTTTTCAATCAGTTCATTCGCCAGGCTGCATACCATTCGGGTTTTTCCAGAACCTTTCGTGCTAGAGTAAAAATATAGTCCAATTCCCTGCTTTTGCATATCGCTGATATTTTCCATCCAGTAGTGAACAGCTTTCGCAGCCTGCCTTATTATTTCCTGGCTCTCCGGCAGCTGATATACTGCCGACCGAAAATTATTAAACATTGCATCCTTGTAGATGTCTGGAATCTCTGCAAACTTAAGCTGATTTCTATGAATCATTTTTTTGCGGATACCGCAAGAACACTCCTGGCAGTACGGAACTCCATATTGATCACGGCTCCATACCCATCCGGAATTATCACATAAACGGCAATGTGTCTGAGTCTCCGTCATCGCTGAGTGTTCCAAACGGGATAAGTGGTTCGACTTTTCTTTGAGTTTTTGCACCAGATCCATGTTTCCTGTCCCCATTGTAGTTACCCTCCAAAACCTTTAAGAAATTATTTGGTTTTACAAACCAGTCAAAAGTAATCATCCAGCCATTTTTGTTTTCACCTCTCAGGAAATCGCTGTGGCGAATGTTGTCCATAGCCTTTAAGAGATCATCCATGCCATACTCTCTTATTCGGCCTTTAAGTAACTGGCATCTCTTTGATGCTGGTTTGATATCCCTGATAGGAGCAATGCCAACATTCTGTAATTTGTTCCATTCCTCAATAACACGTCTGACATCTGTCTGACGAATAGTATCTTTAGATACTATTAAATTATTATCTTTTTCTATATCTTTATCTTCTTTCTTATTCTTACTCTTACTCTGTTGCGTGACGTCACGTGAACTGTCACGTGACATATCTTGTTCAATTGCAAGTTTCTGCCGTTCTCTCTGTTTCTGTTTCCTAATTCTATTCTGTTCTCTGATCTTGTCCATGCCTTCGATATTCTGATGTTCTTCCCATCCTGGAATTGCAAGCATATTTCCATCTCTGGTAATCATTCCAAAATTTTCCAAAGCAGTCAATGCAAGTTGTATTACACTTTCATCAAAGCCAAGTTCATCTGCCAGCAGCTTTTCATTATATGGAATGTTTTCTGTCAGAAAGATAAGCCCATTAGCATTGCATCTTCCGGCCATTGTCAGAAGCATAACCCAAATAAGAACTATGTTGTTTCCTTCTGGAAGCTTTCTGATATGACCGATTTTAACATTATTAAACATCTCTGTTTCAATTTTGATCCAGCTTACTTTAGCCATTTATCTATTCCTTTTCTCTCCAATCTAATTTCTGTCCGCATCTGTTACAATAATTATTCATGCCAATATACGCATGATATACCATACTGGAATGAAACATGTCTTCTGGGTTATCGCTGCTGCATTTAGAATCTACATCATCGTCCGAAAAATCAATGATATGCAATCCGCACGACGGGCATATGCAAGCGTACAAGTTTACATCATGATAACAGTCAAACCCAACATCTTCGTATATAACTTTCTTCGGGATCTGTTTCTTCAATGCCTTAACCGCCAGTTCCAATGCTTTCTGATATTCCACAAGGCCGGGCATATATGGACAGTCTTGTTTGATTAAGTCAATGCGTTTCTGCAAGATTTCGATTGCTTCTTCTGACTTCATGTTAATCCTCCGCTCCAAACATTTTTCTTAAACTATGCTGATAATTTTTCACTGTTCGTTCAAGAGTACTATAAGTCGGTCTCAGCGTGCATCTTTCTTTATATCCATCGCATTTAGTACCGAATAAGATATAGTTTCTACATATTCCATCTTGGCTAGCGCAACATTTTTATTCATTTTTCATCACATCCAATTTCTTCTCTGCTGCATGTTAGTTCTCCTCTTCATCATCAATCTCAACAATTTTTAAGTCTGCAAAATCGCAACACCCCATTCAATAGTTTCATATGTCACATCCTCTGGGTAGAATTCGTCCAAATGAGCCATCAAAATGTCGTTCTCCCATATCTTATTTCCGTTCTTGTCGCAAAGTCCCGTGAACTGGCAGAGGGTTTCTGGGTCAACTTCAAGCCACCTAATTACAGGAGTGCAAAAACCTTTAAACGCATCAATACCAATAGATATACCGATGCCAATGAATGTCTTGCCCTTGCATTCCGCATAGCATCCCTCAATCCATTCGCCACTGCCATCCCGCTTTGCCTTGAAAAGAATTTCTCTCATTCAACTCACCCTCCTCTCACGATTTCGATTGCTCTATACATTGCATAATCATATATACCACTTTTGCTGTTCTTTGTTTCATCGTACATTTTTTCTACCACCCTATCAATGTTAAAAACTGTTGGCTGTCTATTAATACATTCAATAAACTCTTTTTGGTCTGAACTAATACTATTTCCAATATCCCACATTTTAATATATTCAATTAAATCGTCTGCATCTATTAACCGCATTTTTATCAACCTTTCTTAATAAAATCCAAATCAACTCTGATCACATCTGTTTCTATCGCTGAAAGACATTTCACTCGCAAATTGTAAAATGGCTTCAACAGTCCTGAACCGACATTAAATGTATCATAGGATTCCCAGTCTCTGCCGGGTTGACATATCTGGATTTTCTCACAACTGTCATCACTTACGCCGATTGCTGTCAATAATTCAATTAATTTCATTATTCCTCCTCCCACACTCCCAACAACCTCATCCTCTCATACAGTACAGCGACGGTCTTGCGTCTGTATCCGTAGAAGTCCTTCGGGTTCATCGGGATATATCTTTCTTTGCTGATTTTCCTGTAACTTTTCCGGTGTAGGATATTCTCGATAACCATATCTGCTATCACCGTGTTCTTCGGGCAAGCTGACAAGGCGGCACCGGAAAGCAGGTATCCGTACTCTGCCGGAAAGTCTTTCAGCATCGTGTTCAGTTTTTCAATGTCCTCTGCCGGAATACCGTAATCTTTCAGCTTTTTGTTCCTTGTCAGCATACCGTTGCTCCTTTCTAATCGTTTGGGTGGTGCTTATCGTACATGATCGCTACACATACAAGACCAGTTACTCCGAATATGGTTCCAAGGGTGAATCCTAATAAGAATGTAATCATGGCTCGTCCTCCTCAACATAATCTTCGCAATCTTCTGCATATTCGTAGCTATCCATCATGTTGCACCGGTTATCGCAACCGCCTTGTTTCTCACAGCAGATGCAGCACTCTGTTTCACCGTCCGGACATTCTATTTTACAATATCCCATTTAGTCCTCCTCTCGCATGATTTCCTTTACGCATTTTCTACAGTAACAGCCTTCAAGTCCTTCTATTCTGTACAGGAAACACATCCAATTTACGTTCCAGATCCCCTTGTCATTGCACCTCTTGCAACTACCTTGCCCCTCGCCTTGGCATTGCGTTATTTTCTCCATGTTTAATCCTCCTTATATGGTTCTGGCAGTGGCATCCATGCTGTGACTTTCCAATACGACCTAGCACCAGTTAGTTCCCAGCGCTTCAACTTTCTTTGAAATTTTGCATAGGTTGAACGATATATTCTTCCGTCCATGCAAGTCACTTGATACGTACCGCTTGCTTCTGGTAATCCCTCACTGACCGGAATCCAACCATTTTCTTTCTCATCTTGTTCCAGATCGTCTTGAAGCTGTTCTATCATTTCCAGAACACCACTTGCCAAAATCATCTGGTGGTCATCCGCAAGTTTCTTCATGAAATCATGATAATCCGATAATCTGTCTTTGATATGGCTCATACTTCCACCTCCTCATAAGTTTCTCTGAATATATCTGGCTTACACGGATAAAATTCACCGCAAGCACCGCGGATGATATAATCACCAATATTCGCCAAATGTTCGCCCTCAAGCGTCTTAATAACCAGACCGCCTGGAACCTTTCAATGGTCAATATAGAAATTCTTACCTTCTGCCGACATGTACTGGTCCGTACACTGATAGTCCGTCAGGAAATCGAACATTTCTCGATGATTTGTACCAGTCCACTGTACTGCATCAATTACAACTGGTTTCTTTCTGTACTTCATACAATCACCTCACTATCCTCTGGCTCTTCATTAAGCATTTTATATATGCGGCCAGAATGAAATGCCTTTCTTAATTTTTCATAATTAATTCCAGTAAGATCTGAAATTTGAGAAATTGTCATTGGCTTTCCTTTGAATTCTACAATCAAATTATTTCTTTTATTATTTCCTTGTATTTTTGCATCCACCCATCTACAGTTGTCAGGCGAATATCCATTATTATTATCAATGCGATCAATCGTTAAATTGTCTTGATACCCATTCTCTGTTGCCCATTTATAAAACATCATAAAATCATGCCATTCTTCACAAACATATATTCCACGACCGCCATAATCAATATATTGTGGGTGATCTTTGTGCTCGCATCTATATTTCATATTGCGCCAGATGTTATATATCCTTGTATGCCTTAATCCGTGTCTTATAGCTTTTTGCCTTGCAATATCAACGCTTAAGCAACCGCACGATTTTGTTCTTCCTATTTTGAGCGCGTATGCTTCTACGGTTTTTGTGTTTCCGCAATCACATTGGCATATCCAATATGTTCTATTGGTATCGTCCGTTTTTTTTCGCTTTATTACTGTTAATCTCCCGAAACGTCTTCCTGTTAGGTCTACAAACTTACTCATATTTCATTTTCTCTTTATCCTGACTTCTGATTAACATTTTGCGTCCTCCTAGTATCTGACAATCTCAATATTGTTATCTGCGTAAAACCTGTATGAATCCTCTCTGATTTTCTTAACTTCGCACATGATAACTTCTTTCGTTTTACTGACAGCTTCCTCAAAATCCTCTGTTCCGAGATCGTAGTTGTAAATATTCAATACACTACAGTTGAGAAACAGTGCATCTCCATAGCCGACGTATTTGTGAATAACGATTTTTAAAGAATTGTAGTTTAAGGCAAAAATATTTCCGGTTTTAGGCTCTTCGTTATACTTAGCATTACTTTTGAATTTCATTGTCATCCTCACTTTCCCCATGTAAGCAACTGGCGCGCTATTGTGCAGTTGTTACATGATTCTAATACTTAATAAAATCAGATAATTCCATCTAACCATATACATTATTGTCTTGCATCCACCATAGATAGACTTCTTCGCCACAACTCCACTTGGTATCTTTTCCACGCTGCTTGCGTTCCTCAAGCATTCTGTCAAAAGCACGTATATAAGCTTGCTTGTACTTCGGGAAATCATACATTTCCTTTTCCCTCTGTTTCTTTGATGCAAGTGGACAACCCAAACAGCCTAACCGATCATATCCGTATTGATATAGCTCGCATACTTGAATATTTTTCTCACCGATGAACTGCCAGATATTCTGATCTGTCCAATCAATTATCGGATTGACTACTGTCTTTGCTTTCATCTGGCAATTTTCAAATAATCTTCTAGTATTATCATTGTCGGTGATAAGCATTTTCTCATCAGAAACACCGATGCTTTTACTTGCTGTCTGTCCTAGTACTTCAAACGGGCTTCTATTGCTTCGCTTGCTACTCTCGGCCCATCTAACGCCTGTCGCAATCAATCTGTTTGGATTACCGCTTTCTTTTAGTTCCGTGCAACAATACCGAACGATTCTGGTCGGTGGCATTAGCTTTCTGGGAATGAGATTCCACATTGTAAGACGCTTTCCATTTTCCTGTACATGATAGTCAATCTCGCATTTAATACCTTTACTCGCCAATTCAGAAAACACATTTTTAATATGCCTTACTGTCTGCGGTGCATCAACAGTGGTATGCGAATTATGAACCTCGAACGGGATTCCAGACATTCTAAACAATCTCAGAAGTACATCCGAATCCTTTCCTCCGGAATACTCACATACAAGTGGCTTTCCATAATGTTTCAACGAGAGATCAGATGCAAGTCGGATTCTTTCAATTGCTTTTTGCTCTAAATCCATCCTAAACTCCCATCTTCTTAACCAGATTCTTATTCAATTTCATTCAACATCATTCTTAATTTTCCGTAACACGGGCAAATCTTTGTGTTATCGAAAATATCTTCCAGTAAAACGCAAAATGAAAACATCTGTTTTACTTCATAGATATGTTCTATTCCGTCCTCACCACGTTCTGCGTATTTGATTCTTTTTCCAACACATAGGTCAAATGCATTGGATACGTAGGCTTTTAAACCATAAGATTTTACTTTGCTCATTTTTATCTAAAACCGCCTTTCATCAAAATGTGAACATTTCCTCGTTATCATCACCAGAATCGAAATCTGACGTTTCTTCACAATCAGTTGATTTATTTCTGGACATATTCTTTCCACGTTCGATCAGTTCTGTTCTCTGCTCTTCTGTCAGTTTTCTCGGGGCTCGTAAATTTGGCACGTATTTTCTCGGAACATGAGCGAAAATCGAGCCATCTTTGTTGACTGCGATAACCTTCACATCTTCCGGGTTTTCTTCTTTCAGTTTAAGCGTCCGATTCTTTAAAGTACTTCCGTTGTACGCCGATATCTCAGCATAATCACTTCCACGTATCCATGCGATACTACATTCATTACAATTCTCTGCCATTATTTTCCCTCCACTTTTTATATTTTTCTCAACTTCGATGTGAGTAAGTCAAACTGTGCAAGCATGTCTTTGTCCTTATGCTTTCTAACAGTGATATCGTCTTCCGAATCATCCAGGTAATATTCACCATTGATAGGTTCTCTGTAGTCTATTTTTGATTTGAAGTCCCACCCGGAAAGGTTGAACATCTCAACGGCTTCTTTCCGGGTAAGAGTATCTACGAACGTCCCATCTAAGGTGTACAGATCGTAAAGCTTCATCTTTCGTTCTTTCTTATCAGCCGGTATTTTCTGTGAGAATTGCTCCCCGAAAATTCAATCAGTCCATCATCCGCAAACTGACGTAAATGTCTCTGAACTGCACTGGGGCTTAAGTCTAATTCCTCAGCTATCGTTTTAACCTGTGGCATTTCGCCTTTGCGTTTTTCGTATTTTACGATGAAATAATAAATATCTTTACGATTCTGCTCGTATTCCTTATGTTTTCTGCTCTTTATTTCACGTATAGTCATTTCTCATAGTTCCTTTCATCAAGCATTTCTTTGAATTTTTCGAAAGCTTTGATTGAAGTTTTATTGTGCTGCTTTTCTGGCTTCAGGGTAATTTGCAAATGAGTGTCGATGATGTGTGATAAATCACGGGCCAGAGTTTTCTTGCCTTGTTGGATGCCATCACGATATCCTTTTGCCGGTCGGTAATCAGCAATCTTTTCTTTCCCTTCATCCTGTCCACCGCCAGTCTTGTTTTTTACAATCCATCCGGCATCAATGGCTTTTTGGATGTATTCTCGTTCTTTTTCATCAAGCTGTGATACCGGGCAATGGAAAAAATCAATCTTGTAGCCGTTCTTATTATCTTCTGAATACAGCCCATGTGCTTTCATGGAACGATCAATATGCTGCTCGTATCCTGACATGTGTTGCGCCAGTCTGGTAAGAAGTTTCACTGACTGCCCGATATATCCATGAGTTTCGGTACGCCAGAGTATATATATTCCGGTTCCTTCATCCAGTTTCGGATTTACTTTCAGAAGTTTCTTCTTGTTGCTAGCTTCAATGGCTTTTGCCTGTCTGAATTTCTTGTAATCCAACTGAAATTCCTTTCAATTACGAAAACGGTAAATCCGGATCGTAAGCCGGTTCAACAAATGTGTCGCTTGCCGGTGCTGACGGTGGAACTGCGCCGATGCTTTCAGGTTGGTTGCTTCTACCCTTACTTTCCACAAACTCATGTGTTTCTACCAGACAGTCATTTGTGTAAATCTTCTTTCCGTCAGTGTCCGTATAGTTTCCGGTCTGCCAGCTGCCGATGACTGCAATTTTCATTCCCTTATGCAGGTATTTTTCAGCAAACTCTCCATTTTTACCAAGTGCAACACAATTTATGAAATCTGCTTTCCGCTCATTATCTTTACGATACTGTCTTTCTACTGCAAGAGTGTATCTGGCAATGGTTATGTTATTGGTTCCGGTACGTATGTCCGGGTCTTTCACTAATCGACCGATCAAAATTACTTTGTTCATGCTATTTCTCCTTATAAGCTTCCGGCATCGGCATCCACGCTGAAACTGTGTATTTTATCTCTCTTCCGACTCCAACATCCGCCCATTCGCCGTTTCCAATGTATCTCAGAGATGTTGGCCATTCAGCACCCTTGATTGTTACCGTGTACTGCGGAAGTTCCTCGATATCAACATCTTCGTCTGGCTCCGGTGGTAACATTAATTCTGTCGGAATCCATTCAATCACCGGATTATAGGATGTGAAACATTCCTTTGCTTTTTCCAGTGCATCATTCCATCCTCTGTCGTACAAACTGGATATTGAAGAGATTTCCTTTTTGATTTTGTTCAGAACATTAATTAAAATTTGCATCCTGTCACTCCTCCTCATAATCGTTACAGTACAGCGATCCGTAATCCCAGGCTAATGTGCAGCAATTACGAAATCTGCATTTGCTACAATCTGTCATTTCCATATCCCCTTCTCCTTTCAAAACGGAAACAAATTCAAATCAACTTCCAGTCCAGCTCGTCCAATCTGAACCAGAACATCATCCCCAACAACTTCTTTGACTTCTTTAAGCATTTTTTCAGCATCCGAAGCATCACCGCTCAAATGTACAAGCGTTACCGTTTTAAGTGATTCTGTGAGATTTTCCTTAATGAATTGCTTACAAGTTGACAGAGAACAATGTCCTGTGATCTGGTGCTTCCACTTCGGGTTGTTTCTGTCTATCAGTTCCTCGCAGTAATTACAGCCGATAACCAGGTGATCGAGTTCCATTGATTTGAATTTGTATCGGCAATGCTCAAAGTCTGTCAGGTAAAGAAGCTTTCCCATTTCTTCATGTTCCACTAGATACCCGAAGTTCGGGCACGGTTCTTTATTTGCAGATGTATGCGGCAGGCTGAACGGAACTGCGCTGAACGAGCCGATTTTGAAGTATTTCTTTTCAGCAACAGCTTTTATAGTTCCGTCCGTTATGCCTAAGTTATTGATTGTTTCTTGTCCGGTATAAACTGCGATTCCGGCGTTCATGATTTCACTAATAGCTTTAGTGTGATCGCCATGGGTTAACCATGCTCATGGGTAAGTAAGCATCCTGAAACGCATGATATTTTGTATGAAATTCCTTTCAAAATCTTTGAATATCTACATCCACAATCCAAAAGCAAGATTTCTCCCGATTCAGATTTCAGTGCATAACAGTTTCCTGAATGGCTACCTGTATTTATTACTCGCATGAACACTTCAAATCACCTCATTTTCTTTCTGCAAAATTAATACCTATTATTTTATAATCCCGATACATTTAAAGCTGCGGCAATTTCTTTGATGCTATCTCTTATTTTTCGCGGAAGAACGTAGTCTCCATTTCCGTTTTTTAAATCCATTACATTGGGAAGATTTTCTCTAAGAAGTCTTAATTCGTATCTTCCCAAGAAAGTCGATTCCAATTTTGTTTTTCCTTCTTTTGGAAGAATGAATATTGGTTTGTTTGAAATATGCGCATACATAAGCATACTCATTGCCTCTTTCGCCTGTTCTTCTGTTGAGTAAACAGCCATAATTGTTCCTTTTTCACTGACATCTGGAATGTATGCTCTTATGATATTTTCAGTTCTGCTTAATGAAGCATTTTCGTATGGGATATCAATATCTCCTGTCTGACTGATTAATCTCATTTCATTCTCCTTTCGATTTCTAAATCCATACTGTGGCATAATTTAATACAGTTTCCATGAAGCATATGGTTCCTACATGCTCCATATTTTTCGTTGAATTTTTCCACTGGCATCTTTTCTTCGTTTACTGCGCGAACCCATCTGCGAACCTTTTTCTGAGTATTTCTTTTTCTGTCACCACGTAATTTTCTGATATATTTCCCCTTATCAGTCACGTAATGGTGGAATCCAAGATAACATAGTCCCATTCGGAACGGTACAATTTGCGATTTTGGGTTCAATTCCACCCCGAGACTTTTAACCATCATTCGAATTGCTTCAAGAATTTCTCTGGCGATGTCTTTTGTTTTGCACAACACATAAAAATCATCGTTATATCGTCCATAATATGGATTTCCAAACTCAATCGTTATCATCTGATCTAGCGAATGAAGTAGTAGCAATGCATATTTTAGGTTGACCTGGTTCCCTAATGGCAGTCCTGGATTTCCTGTACTATCAATAAATAAATGATTCAGCCAGATTGTAAAATTATCATCAAAATAGTAGTCCAGTACATCTTTCATTATTTCATGATCTATGCTGTAAAAATATTTATGAATATCACATTTTACAATCCATCCATTTATTCCATTCTTTTCATAGAAATCCAACATCTGCTCCTTTAAACCGTCCATTGCCATATGTTGTCCTTTTCCCTGTTGTCCAGCGGTATTCCATTTAATCAGAATTTTTTCAAGCTTCGGAGTCAGAACATAATCGGAAAAGCATCTCTGCACTACTTTATCCTTAAATGAACATGATTCTATTGTCCGTTCTTTTGGCTCATGGATTTGAAATTTATTATATGGATTTATGGTATACGTTTGGCTTTCCAACTGTTCTTTTAGAAGGTGAATGCCTTCAAGAGACAAATTAGAAAACCTTGCAGTGCCTGAGTTAAACTTTTTACCACTTTTAACCTTCTTGTAAGAACGATATAAATTCTCAAAACTTGCCACAATATCTTTATCCATTTAGTTTCTTCCTTTATATTTATCCATTCCGGAAAGGTTATGCATTTACTTGTATCTTTACTGATTTCAGCTTTGCGCTTACTCTGTCTGCCTGTGATCCAGGTTGGGCGAACACCGTTACTGTTGTTGTAGTTATTGCTGTTGATATTGCCGGAAGGCGAAACAACGGTATTGCAACGCATAACCCAAGTTGTTACCTGTTTCTGTCTTTTGTTCTCCATGAAATAGTCATGTACTTTATATCTTTGACCATTTGTGACCATGACTCCATTCCACCGGAGTTGATAATTCCTAATTCATATGAAAGTTCTATAAAGTACATCAACTCATCACAATGAGTAATGGCTTTCGTTTGAAGCTCTAATCGTTCTCTTTTATAATTTTTCAGATCAGTTCGGTTGGCTTCAAAAAGCAGTTCGTAGATTTCTAATGCTTTATTTTGCATTTTATCTACAAGTGAAAACCTGTATTTCTTCGGGTATCGTCTGGCATTGCTCGTAACTATTAATGTATGCTTTGCAAGCTACTTAGCTTTTGTTATTACCTTTAAATCTTCGTTTGCCATTAATCATCACTTCCCAATTCAAAGATTGAAGAAGAAAAGATACAAACTGGGCGAACACCGAAACTGCCGTTGAAGTCATTGCAGTTGAAACAGCCGGAAGGCGAAACAACGGTAAGCGTTGAATTGTAATCATTTACTGGTGTACTCCATGGCGTAATCAACCACCACCATTTCGGCATGTTCGGCAGTAATTTACGATATTTCCGGTACTCATCCACAGTTAAAAGTGAAATCTTATCTTCGCAATGTCCGTATTCTGTCTGACCGTCCAGAGAAAGTAAATCACGATCAAATCCGATGACTGCATCCTCTCCTAATTCGTCCACAATCTTTTTCAAGAATTTAGTGTTTAATTCTTCTCGAAGTTTACTTGAAATCCAGTTATTTGAATCCGAATCAAATACTCTTTCTTTTCCATCAAATCCATTCAAAACGGCAAAATATCCTTTTTCTGTCTTGTCCAAAATCATCCATTCCATTCCGGCGATTTCTACCGTTTTACCGATTTCCGGTTTTTCCATATGCTGCTTTTTATATTCGGCAAATTCTTTGTTGATCCGGTTTAATTCATTTTCAAAATATTTCAGATTTTTCTTCATTTTCATTCCTCCACTTTAGATACAAAGAGATTAGATTTTAAGATACAAACTGGGCGAACACCGATACCGGAGTAGAAGTAATAGTTATAGCCGTTGATATAGCCGGAAGGCGAAACAACGGCAAGTGCATATTTCCATCCTCTTTCCTCTGTGCTCCATGCGGAGCAAGTCCAATAGTAATCATCCAATTCATTATTTGGCGTCAGTTCTGTGTATTTACGCGCTTCATCAAACGTCAGTGGTCTAACTTTGCATTCCGTTTCTCCGATTTTCTGTCCATCCACGGTGATCAAATCTACTATGTCAGTTTCGATGTTCTCTTCTCCAAACTCTTCTCCAAAATCTTTCAGAATTTCAGTATCACAGAGTTTCTTCAAGGATGATTTATTATAGTCAGTTGTACCATCATCAAATTTCACATTCTCTTTCACAAATCCAAGAGAAATGATCTTGGTATGCTCTGTGTACTGTTCCAGAACTTTGTATTTACGCTTTCCGGTAGTCTGGAAGATATCTCCCGGCTTCAGTTCGAATAATCCCACCTTGCCAGATTTTTCCTGTTTTTCCAGAAGCTCAACCAGTTCCTTTGCCCTCTTTAAGATTTCACTATTATTCATATCACATTTCCTCCTGCTTCATAAAATCTGGAATCTCTGGTTCTTTACCTGCTGCCGGAACCGGTTCTTTCTCTGCTGTCTGGACAACATCTGCGACTGTTGGCTGCTTCGGCTGCTCTTCGATTGGCATTGGCTCTGGGATAAATTCTTCGGTGTTAGCGTTCTGCTCGATATCATATGCAACATCAGCTGCAAAAGCGTCATCTTTTGAAACTGTTTCTGTATCATTGTCTGCTTCCTGTACAAAAACATCACCATGAGTGTTGATGATCTGCTTTAAAGCACGATTGACAACAGTTTTCTTCGCCATCTGATCAGTGAATTTCTGGTATGTGCCATTCCCATTTTCCTTGTATCCGAAGCCCTGTGACCAAGATTGTTTAATCTGTTTGATGTTCATTACTTCCAGATGTTTTGTTCCATCTTCCATCAGCACAACTGCGTATGCTCCAAGGATTTTTTCATTATCAATGTTCATAAAATCCTGTTCGTGAGAATCCAGAACCTTATTTCCATCTTCAATATGATATTTGAATTTATCTCCCTGGTAGATAATCTCTGCGTGAATGTCTTTCATTCCGTATCTTCTGGCAATCGTAATGTTTCCGAAATATGATCTCTGGAACTGGCACTGACCGGCATAACTAACGAAATATCCCTGCTTTTTCTGCACCGAAAGTCCCAGTGTCGCCATGTTCATAAGACTGTTTGCGATGCTGATCTGGCTACAAGATTCCAGAATTGGATTGTTATTCCTGTCTTTCGTTTCTTTGAGCACCAGATACGCTCCCATAAGTGCATTGCTGAGATTGTAGTCTTTTGGAAAAGAAAGACCATATTTACATTTTTCTTCAAGCTGTTTTGTCAATCCGTCAATAAACTGGTTGTTAATTACAACTGCTGCCTGCTGTTCTCCTACTGTTGCTACCTGCGTTTTGTTTGCCATTTTAATTCTCCTTTTCTTTTCTAATGATTTCCTTGCTTTTCTACGCCATTGTATTGCTTTTCCTTGACTTGCTATTCCTTTGCGATCTCATCAATGCGCTTCTATTCCACCGCTACTCCTATCGAAACTCTTCCTTTGCGAATCTGTTCGAATTATTTTTAAATATTTTTCACACTTAATTCCCCATCTGAAACCTTCAGTAGAATCATCTGTGTATCCAATTCTGGAATCCTGTCCGAATTTACACTCTCGGTATCGTCAACCCAAACCGGAAGCCGTAAGTCATTCATTTCCTGTAATCCCATCACAAGGTCAATGTCGCAAAGAATCCGGTCGCTGTGGTTCAGACCGTTTGCATAATCAATACCGTTGCAAATCATCCGGCAAGTTTCCATCGGTTCTCCATCCTGCGTGTAGTCAAGGAACTGGAACTGGAAGTGTTTGAAGTGCGGATTAATCACTGCTGCCAGTGCCTTATTCTTCTCAATGGAATACTCGGTCAGCTGATCTACTTTCTGCTGAATGTTTGCCTGCTTCTGTGAAAGCTTTTTCTGCTCTTCCTGCAACGCTTCAAGGTTATTAGCTTTTTCCTCAAGCCTTGCGGTCTGAGTCTTAATCTTTGCTTCAACATCTCTGAGCTTTGCTTCCAGAGAATGACGGTTGTTGCTTAATAAAATCCTGTCATTTTCGCCGTTTCCGATGCCATTGAGACTTTCTTCCAGTGCTGAGATTTTGCCGCAAACCGCCTTGTATTCTTCATCGCCAGACATATCCGGTTCTGGAATCGGTTTCTCCGCTTCTTTCTCTGTTTCTGCGATTTCAAGTGCCAGAGATGTGATTTCTTTCTTGGTAGTTTCAATAGCTGCTTCGGCTTCTTTCTTAGTTTCATTCGCTGTTTTCAATCCCTCGGAAGCTTCGTTGCCGTCCTCAGTGATCTGCTCCAGTTTGGTGCGTTTATTTTTCTCAAACTGTTCTTTCTCTCCTAATTTTTTGGATATCCTGGACTGCTTATTAAACTCAAACTTGCGTTTCGCAGTTTCCACCTGTTCTTCTGGAAGCGTCTGTCCGCATGTCGGACAAATAGCTAATTCCGGGTCAAATTCTTCTCCACGGATTGCAGTAAGTTCGGTATCGCCGTCCCACTTCTCTTTTAATGCTTTCGTATATTTCTTTTTAGCCTGTGCCAGTGCTGCTTTGTGACGTTCAATTCCTTTGTTAGCGTGTTCCAGATCCATTTCAGCAAGTCTTAATTTGTTCTCTGCGTTTTTCTTGTCGGATTTCAGCGTATATAATAAGGAAGTTATTCTGTCATGTTTTTCTCTGGCTGTTTTACTAGCTTTCTCAACCAGTGCGTCACGTGAACGCTTCAGCCCTGCCAATTCAATAGAAATCCGGTCGTATTCTCTTGAAGCATCACTGAGTACTTTCTCCTGTTTCTCGTTTTCTTTCAGCAAGTCAATAAGATCGTCCCTCTGTGCCGGAAGTGTTTCATCGCATTCAACCTGTCGGCTCTGCTCTTTTCTGATCTGCTTTGCAATATCATCAACATCTGACTTGGCTTTTCTCAGGTCTCTTCTGCGGGCCTTTAAGATTTCTTCAATAGAATCTCCTTCCACGCCCTCATTCTTTATCCATTCGTATTCCGGATGCTCTGCTCTGAACTGTGATTCACTGAATCCAGCTATTCCTCCCAGTGTTTCCCTTGCTTTTGCTGTTGCTTTCTGGATCTCATTCAAAAACACTCTGGCGTTGCTGCACATGGCAATCGTATCGGGGTCGGCAATCCTTCTAAGAATCTCCATATACTCGGTTTTGTTCCGCTTAATTCCGTTGACGTAATATTCAACCGTATTGGATGACTTTCCTTTCTTGGTCTTTTTCTGGACAACATATTCCGTTCCGTCAACGTCAATAACCAGTTCTCTCACTACTGGATCGTCAATTTCTTCACCGTCAACCTTTCGGCGGATATTGTTCGGAAGTGTTCCATCTGCCAGTTTTCCGGTCAGGACATCAAAATATGCGTCCATCAGAGAAGTTTTGCCCTGTCTGTTTCTTCCGGAAACTTCTGTTCTTCCTGCGAAATCAAATTCTCTTGCTTCAAATTTCTTATAGTTTTCAACGCTGAGTTTTTTCAAAGTTACCTTTTTCATCTTTGATTTCCTCCATCTCCATTACTGAAACTTCGTATGCTGTTTTTCTAACATAGGAACCATCTGACTGCTTCTTCCAATAGTCACGGCTCTGCATACGTCCCTTTAATTTAACTTTTGTACCTACTTTCCATTCAGAAGCTTTCACCGCCAGGTCTCTCCAACAAATACAGGAGATATATTCTGACCGTTTGTATCCATTAATTGCCACGCAAACTTCGCAGATTGTCTTTCCTAATGGCGTTTTTCTCAGCACCGGCTTCTTGCAAATGTTTGCAGTCATTTCTACCGTATTCACAAGAAGCGTCCCTTCTGTGCTGACATCGTATGCTTCCAGATACATGTACTTTTTCTCTTGGTGATCCGCTCTGACCCACTTGGAACGGATTCTTCCCGAAACCTTTATCCAATTCCATTCCCGGAACGTACCTTTGAGCCTGTTTGGGATCTCAACAATGATATCGTCTGGTGTTCCGCTGAAGCGGTCACTTCTGACGACTAAAAAGCTCTTTCCCTTTCTTGGCTTAAATTTGACTTCCGCCGAATCAGTTACGAATCCGGTTAATGTTGCTCTGTTTAAATCTCCCATTTTTGTTTTCTTTTTCCTTCCTTTTAATGTCGTGTACGAAGTCATTGATTTTAAGCATCACTGCCAGCCCGACTGTACTCATTAAGATATAATCCAACGCCAGAATTGTGAGTGCATCCAAATCAGTCACAGCCCAGCATACGGCAAAGAACACGATTGCCAGGCCAGAAACTCCGAACACTGCAAGCCCCTCTAAGTAAGTTCTCATTATTTTCCTTTCCCCAGTAACCCCATTGCCAGCACTGTAGTCAGCAGAGCAATGATTGCCAGATCTTTGTTTCTTGCTTCCTTCTCAAGGTCTTTGATGATCTCAGAAGCAAGTGTTTTGCCGGTTTCCTTAGTGATTTTAGACATTAAAAATGCCCTCCTTTGTTTTTATTTGTCAAATACAGGAAGGTGTGATATAATCAACCTGTATTTAACTTACTCAAGCTAAGTTAGATACATGCTCCGGTTGGTGTTCCTGCACCACCGGGGCTGCTTACAACTTAAATGCCTAACATGGCAGCCAGAACGTTTTTGTCGATGTAATCGTAATCTGAAGCATCAAGATAAGCTTCAACGGCTTTCAATCTGCCTGCCAGCATGGCATATTCTTCTTCAACGGTCTCCGGGATAAAATCCACGGAGCTTTCTTTTTCTACAGCCATCAATTTTCTTCCTCCTTTTCACAGTATGGACATGGGGCATTAAGTAACAGGTTGTTCAGCACCGCTTTTACAGATACAAAGTTTTCCTCCATATCACGTAATGCTTCGCACACATCATAATATTTTCTGCTTCCTTCAGTCGTTGTGATGCCGACGCATATCGTGCGATACGTCCCCAACTTTTCACTGCTGAAAACCTTACATTCAAAGCACACACACGCTTCTGGAACTGTGTCCTGTGCTTTCCGGCACATTCCATATAAGGTATCAGCATAAAGGTTAAATTTCTCTGCTTTTGTCATTTGTCCGCTCCCATCCCGGCGTTTACCGCCTTGAAGATCATCTGTTTTGTTTTTTCCTCTCCGAACGCTTTCGAAAAGGAACTGTAGGTACGAGATATGATCTCCGAAAGATCGTGGATGACTTCATTTCCCGCACCGTTGATTGATACGTTTCCTTTTTCACATTTAATCATCTGATTTTTACCTCCTGATTGTGCATCTGATTTATGATGCTGCTATCTGTTCAATCACCGGAAGAATTCCGTTCTCTTTCAACGTCTCATAAAGAAAGATTCTTCCTTTCTGTGACCACATGGTATTCATCTTCACATCCGGTCTGCCATCTGATCTCACAATGTCAACTGTTTTGGAATGCGTATATCCCATTCCGTGATATTTACTGTATAATAACCACTGGTCGCTTTGCTTATACTGGATTCCCAGATCATGAAGGACTTCATTCATCCTTTTACCGGACATTCCATAATCTTTTGCAATCTGGGTGATTGTTACAAGCCCTGGATTATTCAAGATTTCATCGTAGTAGTCAGCTTTCGGTTTTAATTCTCCGATGATCTGATTTTTCATATTAACTTCTGTTGACAGCGACTTAACAGAGTCTTTCAGCTTCGCAATCGTCTGGTCCGCCATCTTTAATGCTCTGGCAAATACCTGTTCCGGCGTGTTCCAGGCTTTTTCGAGATCGATGAGATACTGTCGGCATTCTTTTCCTTTTTCAGTTCTACTCATAAGGCAAATGTGTTTCGCCATATCTACTGATAAAGAATAATCCTGTATTTCTCTGTGCGCTCCGTTATTTACAACCGTACCTGAAAGTACACTTGTAAAATCTTCGTTTTCAACGAATCCCTGAGAGTTTGTTTCGAACCATGCCGAAAATCGCTTACTGATTTCAAGAGAGTTATATAAATCTCTTGCTGATACAGTCGGTTCTTCGCCATTGTAATTAATTGGTATTAATTCGCTCATGCGTCTCCTTTCTGTGGTATACTCTCCTTATGGAAAGGAGGTGTTTGTTTAATGGTGTATTCTGGTTTTTGTGTAAAACAGAACAAGGATTATTTTGTCGAATTTACTCAAATTTCCGTTTCTTCTTTAGAAGATAAGAGTCCAAAATCTATTAACGGAAGATTAAAATGTAAATATGCCGGTTTTACAGGTTGTTGTAATCGTGCCAGCGATTGTTCAATTCTGCAAAATCTCAGTAAGTAATCCTCACGGCTCTCTGAAATATGGGAGCCTATTCTTTTGTGCCAAACTCAACTGGCATTTCCTGTCCTTTGAATCTAATGCTTTCGATTTCTCCGATGCCTTTCTGGTTCACCTGTAACAGTTTTAAATCCGTTGATAAATTTAAAGCATTCAGATCAATGGAAAGTGTCGGCATTGAGTTCCCAACCTCCTGCTTCAGTTCGAAGCTTCTTACTCCCTCAAGTCTGTGGCCGTCTACAAGGATTTCTGTAAATACTCCCTGTTCCTGCTCAACCTGATGGATTTCAATTTTTGATGCTTTCATGTGTCTCCTTTCTAGTTAAGAACTTTGAACTTTTTCTTTGAAAAAATAGTCCTGTATATCATCAGCAGAAAGTCCCAATAGATTGACTGCTTTGCAAATATCTGACTGTTTCCAAAACAGCTTTCCGTTGAGTTTCAGCGATAATGTACGTTCTGACCATTCCATAGCATTCGCAAAGGAACTCTGACTATCATATTTTTCAATGATTCTTCCCTTGAGCTTACTATAATCAAATGCCATATTCCACACTCCTTTCGGTTCAATGTTTTGAACTAATTATAATATAGCACTGCCTATGCACTAAGTCAATACATATTTTCAATATTTTTAACTTTTTTGTTTTGAGGCTTGAACTTTTGTTTCATGTGTGATATATTATCATTAGAAAGCGAAAGGAGTATAATACAATGGAAAAAGTTAGTTCATCAGAAAGATTTAAGACTTTGATGGACGAACGTAATCTGAGACAGGTTGATATTCTCAATCTTGTTCTTCCATATTGTAAGAAATACAATGTGAAAATGAATAAGTCGGATATTAGCCAGTACGTTTCCGGAAAGACAGAGCCTAGTCAAGAAAAACTGGTCGTCTTAGGGATGGCGTTAAATGTTTCAGAATCGTGGTTAATGGGATTTAATGTAGGACGTGCCAGAAAAGACACATCCCATCAGGCGAAAGAAGATTTTAATCTGATTTCAAAATTCTCATTATTAAGCGAACGTGACCAGAAAATTGTTTTAAGTCTAATTGATTCCATGCTTTCTAATTAAAAAAAGTGGGGCTTAATCGCCCCACTTCTCCAGAAACAGTTTTATAAATGTGTGCAGGTACTCTAGTGTGCCTGTTTTTTTTATTCCATTTATCATCTCGATAATCTCTTTCTTATAGTCCATAAAATAACCCTCCCTGTTTGCAAACTACTGCCTACATTAAAGTATATGCTCGATTAGCAGATGGAATGCCACGAACTTATGTTTGCATTATATCCTATAATATGTCTAATAAAGCGGAATAAGTGGGATGAAACAATATTTCCACGAGGTAATTGCCAATGGTATACCGGAATATTTACAATCGCATAGAAATTATTCGTGATAACAAAGGTAAAATCATTCCTCTTTGGAGCAAAATAAAATACAAGCATAGGAATATGCTGCATCTGTTTCGTGACATTTCTTTTGACTGTTGGTTGTCTGTGCATATGTTGTTCGGAACAAATGCTAGTACCTCTGTTTGTATATTCTTCTACGCATACCGGTGAACTGATGATGTAGTTGACGTATAATATAATTCCGATAATGGCCAGAATTTGTTTGAATGTTTTCATTGATAACACCTCGAATTTTATTATATTTCACTATACTACTTGTGCTTTAAATGATATAATATATACAAATTTTACTAAGGAGGATTTACTATGAAAAAGCATTTAAAATTATTAGCGGTGCTTGGTGTCACAAGCATTTTGGTTTCATCCACTTCTATCCCGACGTTTGCAGAAGACTTTGTTTTATATGATGAAAACGGAGTACACGTCGAAACAAAAGGCTTAACAGAGTCGCCATCAAAAGGAACCATTGGTTTGTATATCGAAAACAATTCTGATCTGAATTTAGGTATTGCACCTTACGCTTATGCCATAAACGGCATCATGGCTGGTGGTGACCAATATGGTCTTAATTCTGCCGATGTTGCACCAGGTAAAAAAGCAAATTCTACTATAGAACTTACCAGTGCTTGGGAAAAAACCAATTTTTATAAAGATTATCAAATGGATGAATTGAGCAGCTTCGATATTTTGCTGTGGGCTTATGATAATTCAAAAAGCTTTAAAGCTTTCGATAGTGGTCAGGTGCATGTTGATGTAACTGGAGCCACGGAAACATCTTCACCTGTGTTAAGTAACGTTCAAAACATATATGATAAAGATGGTATTAGCGTTGATTTTGTATCATCAAAAGAGAACAGTTTCACGTTTTGCATCACGAATACAACTGGTCAGTATTTTGTTTACGATGTAGTTTCTGAAACTTATAATGACTTTACAACTTCCGATGTGAATTATGAACTGTGCAACAAATATTTGCTGAATAATTGTAAAACAATTATAACCTTAACTCCAACTGACGATTTCCTTTCAATGAACGAGATTTCTGAAATATCAAAAGTAGATTTCGCATTAACAATCAGACCGTTGGCTGAATATGAAGGTGAATATACTACAGATTTAATATCATATCAGAAGTAAAATATAATTTTCTCATATCTTTTATTTATGGACTGACTGCCGGATATTTAAGCACTTTTATTAACACAGGAGAGCAGCTTTGGTAAATTTCCGGCAATTCAGCCCATTTACAGTATTAAACTGCTGTAGTATAATATCTGTATAAATACTATCTACATTGTAAATTCTACAACATTTCACCGTAAAAATTGGTAAATTGAATAAATAGCATGTTTTCGCATAACGAAAAAAGGGTGTGATATAAATGCGAATAGCGATACTTGACGATAACCAGCTTGATATTGATTATTTCAAGGCAAGGGCTGAGTCATTTTTGAAGAAAAAGGGCGACAGAACGTACCAGATTTCAGAATACACTTCTGGTGTCCCTCTTGTGGATGATGTGAAAGACGGTGAATGGTTTGACTTGATCGTGTTGGACATCATTTTAAAAGACGGCGAAAATGGTATTGATGTAGCATATAAGTTACGTGGCTCTGGTTATTCCGGAAGTCTGATGTTCTGGACAGCTCATGCCGGCTACATGCGTGATGCTTTTGATGTTCAGGCAACACAGTATGTTATCAAAGGGCATGAAGATGGAAGGGTGTTTTCCGTAATTGATACTACACTTGGAAGATTGGAAGAACGGATGCTCACTGTAAAATTCAAAGGTGATTTCCACAGGGTTTTCTTTCGTAACATCGAATATATAGAAAGCCGTGGTCAAATGTGCATCATCCATTGCACGTGCAGGCATCAGTATGGTTTTTACCGGCGTCTGCATGAGATAGAAAAAGTTCTGGATCGGCGTTTTGTCCGGTGTCACCGCAGTTATATCGTAAACATGGATTACATCGCAAACATTGCATCTGACATCAAGATGATTTCCGGTGATATCGTTTCAATATCGCAGAACCGAAAAAGAGAAATAGAACAGATATATCAGGAATATCTCGAAGAATAAGAAAAGAGTCGGGTTTTTATGCCCAACTCTTTTCCTGACTGTCCACTCGTGCCGCTGCTAACAGCCTCGAATTGGGACATACAGCTCTTCCGTTCATGCACGGTGGAATCAGTCTGCACTCTTCACTTGTGCGTAGCCACACAGGAAACTTTACATCATAAGTTCAACCCCTGTGCGGCTGTTGATAGTATACCTTGTTCTGAAGGAAAAATCAATCAGAACGTTATTTTGTATTTGCTTTCATATGCTCAATCGCTTTCTTCCAGGTATCAATGCCGCAAGTTCCATTTGCCTTTACACCAACATTTTTCTGAAAAACTTTAAGGGAATTATATGTGTCGTACCCAAACTGTCCGTCAGCTTCTACGCCCAGCATCGCCTGAAGCATTGCCACTGCTGTTCCAGAACTGCCCTTTCTCAGAATCGGAAGTCTTGTCTGGAAGGTGCCGGTGAGCGTGGTTGAAGGCGTACTTACTTTTGCACCGGTGGTAACGGCGATAGCCACGTGGTGGTTATCATTCAGAAGGATATCTCCTGCCTTCAAATAGTCACCGGATGTCAGATACTTGCTATCCGTCAGTACTTTTGCGCCAGCAGCTTTCATTGCGGCTCTCATGTTTCGTGTCGTCAGATAGATGCTGACTGCCTTGAGCTTTGCGTTATTTAAGCGATACCCAGCCCCCTTGACAATAGCTGCTGTGCTCGCACTGCAATCGGATTCACAAGCTACCGTAATCTGCGCCGGATCATAGTTACTTGCCTTTAAGTGCTGCCAGAATGAATACCGGTCATTACTGTTTCCGGCAGTACCCTGATCGTACCCAATGAGATTATTCTGCGCCGCTTTTGTCGCCATGTCTGCGATCATGGCTGCGATTTTTGCATCATTAAATCTCAGGACGCAGAGCCACGGTCTGCTGTACCAGTTCATGATCTGATACTCTGTCCCAGTCTGATCTCCTGCTTTTCCACCTGCATATCTTCCGTTTTCGTCATGCCCACAGTTACTGATTTTTACCATTTTAGTTTCTCCTTTCTGTGCTGTTCCTCTATAGTCCTTGTAGAACACATCCATATCAACATTTCCACTGATTCCTGATACTTTTCCATGTTCTGAATACTGCCAGCCTACACCAACTGGAACTCTCAGTCTTTCCTGCAATGTTCCGTTATCCAGTTCTTTTTTGGGATAGTTCGCAATCCAACAATCGTACTGCTTCAGAGCATTTGACAAGTATTTTTTATACCAGTCATAATTGCAGTAAATACCGACCTTATAACCGGCTTTCTTCATTCTTGTCAGAAATGCGACTGCAATGTTCTCAATAGCCTGTTTGCCGAGCTTCCGCTGATTAGACCACTCAAGGTCGTAGAATACTGGAAAATCCAGTCCACGTCCGTTCAGTGCGGCGATCACATCCTCCGCTTCGTCAATAGCCTGTGCCGGTGTCAGGGCGTAAGAATATTTATACCCACCGATAAGGATTCCGTTGTTCTTGCATCCCTTGTAGTTGTACTCGAATGAACCGTCAACGCCGGACCTCTGGTGCACTCTCAAAATCGCAAATTTAATACCGGATTTAGCTACTTTCGACCAGTCCGGTTTTCCCTGATTGGATGATACGTCAATTCCTTTAATTTCCAATTTATCAACTCCTTTTTATGAAACATATTTGTGGTGGCTGTAGCGTACAGATTCCTGCGCTACTTTTGCGTAAATCATTGTGGTGTCAAGCTTTTCGTGTCCGAGCATTTTCTGTAAGTCGGTGACGTTCATTCCCCGTTCAAGTGCCATGCTCGCCGTTGTATGTCTTATCAGATGTGGGTATAAGTGTCTGCCGATGCCGGAACGTTCGCCAATCTGCCGGACTATCTGCTCAATTTGCGTTTTTGTGATGCCCCGATATGGCTGACGGACGGTGGATATTACGCTGTCGGAATCACCTTTCCGACTGAGCCAGTATTTCTTCAGAGCAACTTCGGCTCTGGCGTTGATATACGATATCCGGTGCTTACTACCTTTTCCGAATAGGTGGACTTCCTTGGTCCGAAAGTCAATGTCAGCTTTCTTCAGAATCACCATTTCCGAGACACGGCATCCGGTGCTGTAGAACAGTTCCACAAGGGCTTTCTCTCGATAATTCTTGCAAGCATCCCGAACTAATTCCAGTTCGATATCGGACAATGGCTCACGTGGTTTGGCTTCAAACTTGATTGGATTTATTCGGCTACAAACATTTTTGGTCAGGTACTCTTCCTTGACGCACCAGTCCAGAAACGTATGAATAATAAGGCGTTTTCCGTCAATCGTCCGGTTGGTGTTGCCTTTTGCCGACAGCCCGAACAGATATACACGGATATCGTTTGTGGTTATCTGGTTCAGCGGCTTATTGACCGTCTGGAAGAAGTCGTCAAGGTTGCACTTGTACGTCCGAAGCGACTGTGGGGACATACCCTCAATCTTTTTCGATACCAGATACACCTTGTAGCACTCCGGTATGCAGTCTTGATACGGCACGATTTCCGTGATTTTCTTCTCAATGTCGAAGTTTGCCGAAAACATTTCCAATTCCATCAGCACGGTTTTCATTTGCTCCGGTGTCAGCTTTCCGTCCAGTTTGGTCATAAATTCGGTTGCGAAATTTTCCATGAAAAAAGCCCTCCTTTTGGGTACACAAAGGGAGGGTATCGTGTTATAATAATACCGTACCCTTTGTGGTGCTTGGAGCTGAACTTTTTACTTGGTAGGTGGGAGTTCGGCTCCTTTTTTGCTATAATGTTTTGCTCGTATTATAACACTTAGCACATCACCGTGGTAGCTTTTTTATGAAATTTTCAAAGTTTCTTAATCAACTAAATGGGAATTCTTACGAACCATTTACGATTGAAACAACTTAATAATTTTCCTCTTTAAACATCAGCAACTTAATGCCTCCCCATATGGTATCGTTGGCGTTTATCGTCAATGTAGATGTGTCATCACTGTATGTACCCGAAAAAGTCCTGCCTGCCACAAAGTCTGCAATTTTAATAAAATTTACTGCCCGTTTTGCCGATGCAATATCAATAAAGACAATGTACATAAATCCATTATTTTGTGAAGTCGCTCCGTACATGATAAACGATGTATAGGTGTTCTTATTAAGCTTAATATTTATAGAAAACGTTGAAAGATTTTGAGTTTTAATGAAGACTTACTATTTAATTCATTAAGCGCTCCAACCACCGTCTTGTTGCTCGTCTGCAAGTTGCTGATAACCGCATTGGTCAGTTTTCCAACAATCCAGTTCCAGATTCCACTGAACGGCGAAAGCTTGTTTGCCTTCGATGTTGCGTCATAAATCATCAGTGTGTCGTTGTCCGCCGGTGTTGCTTTCTGTGTGTACTCGTTAAATTTACCCATTACTGTAATCTCCTTTCTAATTCCTTGATACGTTTGTCTTGCTCGTCAACCTTTGCGCTAAGTTCCTGTATGGCTTTAATGGCGTAGTTGAGAAGATACGGACTATTAATCTGTTTAATGTCCATCTCACCATTTTCGTCATATCCGCCGCCCAGAGCCAAGTTTGGGTCGATTTCTTCCAATTCATCCGCCACAAAACCAATGTTCTGATGCCATCCGCCCATCCGCTCTTTCCAGTCAAACTGACGGACTTTCATGCGATTAACCGTTTCGAGAGCGTCTGTTTCGCTGTTTTTGACGTTTTCTTTTAGACGGATGTCAGAAATATTCAAGTTCGTATAAATATAATGCATTTCATAAGAACTGCCGCCCCACTGTGCTTTTACACCAAGGCGATAATTACTATGTTCGGTACCGGCTCTATATCCATTTGCGTGATAGTCAGACCTCAAAAAAGCTACTCGATTCCCGTCGGCAGTAACAGATGCTATGGGTTGCCTTGTTACCGCTTCACTCGATCCACTCGCTATTTTCGCTTGATTTTCGTAATCGTAAAATAGGAGTTTGCCTTCTATTTTGGCATCTTTACGGACTGTCAGTTTGTCTAACTCGCCTATGATGTTAGCAAGTGAATCGAATGAAATTATGCTTTTTTCAATATGCAAGTCTTCGTCTGTACCCGTACCACCGCCCGCTATATCCTCAGTAAAGGTCAAACCTTTCTTGTTAAATGCAATTTTACCATTTGCATTTTTATCGGTCAGCGTCGTTGCTCTAGTTTCTATTCCGTTTCGTCCAACTGTCAAAATCAAACTTCCGGAGCTATCGTATATTTTCATCAAGCCGTTTCCGTCATTCTGCCCGCCGAGTGCAAGCGTTCCACCTTTTGCGGCGTTGAACGAAATATACAATGTCTGGTTTCTGCTCTCATCTTTTTCGTAGTACAGACCCTTGAATTTCCCATCGTCTGATAGGATGTCAACTATCTGCTCCTGTGTCAGTGACGCCACATCGACCGCAACGGAATACGTCTGGTAGTCCGCAAGCTTTGTTTTTGACTGGTCAAAGTACAGCGAAACCTTGAGCATGTCATGAGCCTTGAGCGACAGTCCGTTGACATTAATCTTCAGGCGGTCAAGTGCCGCAGTCTGCGATACCGTGAGTATTGCCCATGTAGCGCCGCTGTCGGTGGATTTTTCCAGTTTCCACCAACCTTTTTGTGACTGTGCAATCTCGCCGTTTCCGTCACGATAGAACGAATCCACAATGAGCGATGCCGGCGTTATCTTCTTGTCTGCTCCCATCAGTAACACATCTGCATTGCTCTGGAAGAAGTAAGTCCTTCCGGCAGTACCCGGTTCACCCTTAATCTTTGTCCAGCTATATTTCGTCGGGTCGGTGCTATCGTCTGGCGTGTAATCGGTATACTGCCCGATATACAGCTTATTGACGCTATCATCCACAGAGAAACCTGTTCTACCATCCGCACTATTCGCATATGCGATATGGAAGTACGGCGTCTTTCCGTTCGCCCCCGGTGTTCCCGGCACGCCCTGCGCTCCGTCTGCCCCCTTAATCAGTGACCACGTATACTTCGTCGGGTCGGTGCTGTCGGCTTCCACGAAATCCACATACATACCGATATACTCACGGTTTCCGTCGGATACCGAAAAGTCTTTCGTTCCATCCGCACTGTTGGCATAAGCAAGGTGCGTGTACTGTGTCTTTCCGTCTTTACCATCTTTTCCTGGGATGCCGTTTTCTCCATCCTTGCCATCATATCCATCAACGCCACGGAACCGACTCCACGTGTAGTCTGCCGGGTCGGTGCTATCGTCTGGCGTGTAATCGGTATACTGCCCGATATACAGCTTATTGACGCTATCATCCACAGAGAAACCTGTTCTACCATCCGCACTATTCGCATATGCGATATGGAAGTACGGCGTCTTTCCGTTCGCCCCCGGTGTTCCCGGCACGCCCTGCGCTCCGTCCGCCCCTTTCGGGCCTTGTGCGCCTGGGTCGCCCTCGAATTTCGCCCACGTGTACTTGCTCGGGTCGGTACTGTCAACGCCGGAAAAGTCCGTATAAGTTCCGATATATTTATTCGGCGTCTTGCTCATCTGCGCCGCTGTCGGGTTCTGTACCGGTGCGTACTGGATATGCAGATACGTTGTCTTTCCATCTATTCCAATGCCCGGGATTCCTTGCGGTCCGGCGTACTGTTTCGCAAGTGAGAACTGTTTCGATACGACAAGGTTATTTAGGTATGCCGCCTTGATGTTCACCCATCCACTGTCTGCGGTCAGTCCGGTGACGGTGTATGTCTTATTTTCCTTGTTCCAGTTTCCCTGTACGTTCTGGGACGTCGTAATTGTGTACGTACAGTTATCTGTAATATCCTGCGTGCCGTACATGACGGTCGCTGTTGTGGTGCACTCCGGGAACTCTGTATAGTTACCATCACTGTCGACCGGGATTCCCTGATAGTCATTATCAAGCTGCATGGTCATGTTTCTGGCTAAGGACGCCGCTTCAAGGGCCTCTTCTGCTTTTGTATCATCTGTATATTTATTCAGTTTCTGCCAATCCGACTGAACATAAGATGCTCCCTTTGCTCTTGAAACTGTACAGGTAAGGATATCTCCACCTTCATCTTCTCCCTGTGACCACAAATCACCGATATCGTAAGGTGGCTGCGGCTTTGTCACAAACACTCTGCGCTTATGGTCCGCGGTATCTTGTGCGTTTTGAGCCGCCGCAAGAGCTTTTGTGATATCGGTGTCCTGTACAAGAACCCATTCCCATTTACCTACGGTCGAATCATAAAAGAACCGGTAAGCATATCCGCCTTCACCAGTTTCTTTGTTCGGCTTCCAAAAGAATAAATCTCCTTCATGCTTTTTCCGTTCTTCTGTTGTTGTCCAATTAGATGCAGGTTTGTTTTGAAGCGTAGGTTCATAATCGTAGTAGAACGTTTCAATCTGGCCATCTATCTGGTCTTGTAACTCTCCCAGTGAGCCAGTTACCGTTTCGGCGTAGTCAGATAGTTTTCCGTCTGAATAATCCTTACTTTCTTGGAGATAGTTTGCGAATGTTTGATTAAGAGATTTTCCTCCACCGATTTGGACACTTCCGTCGAGATATACGGATTTTGTGTCCATATCCACAGAGAAGATGATGCTTCCATCGGTATCTGTTACCGTGATTGCTCCGGCATTAATCCAGTCAGCATTAACACCAACAGCGTTCAAAATTCTCACAATCGTATCTCCGTCAACAGTCATTCCACCATTCCATGTTTGCCCGCCATCGGTTGAAACACCCCATGCTTCTGCGGTCATCTTCCATACAGCCTTTGATTCCGCAAGTGTGGGTTTATCATGTAAGTAAAATATCTGGCTGCCATCCTGTTGAGTCTGGACTGTGGTATATACGCCGGTGGAATTGTCCAGCCGGTCTTTAAACTCTTGTAATGCCTGTTCTCTGGTGGTTCGCTCTTTCCAAACGGATTTTCTGGCATCCACAGCAGCTTGCGTTACAAGTGAATAAGTCTTCGAACTATTCCGGGCCGCACTTTCGGCATTGCAGGATATCTGTTCGAACGATCCCGGTTGCAGCACAACATTTGTCAAAAAGCTCTTATACTTATTTCCTTTTCGGTCGGTGATCAGAACAGCATCACCGGCTTCAAGAACTATATCAGTCAGGCATTCCGTTTCAAACGGTCTAAAAGACATCCCGACGCATTTTTCACCGATTATGTTTGCAACGACCTCGCCGGTTCCTTGCGGAATCAGTTTGTTTGCACTGATTTTCAGAACGTATCCTTCTTCTCCGTACAGATACGAACTCGCTTCTTCGTCCGTAGATGTGGATTCCAGATACTCTGTTACCTGCACACCGGTTATCACCACATCGTCCAAGTTTGGGGTAAAACCATTGGTGGAATTTATAACTGCCCTGTTTGCATCGGTAATTTCTGTGTCATACCATTTTATAGTCAATCTGCCGTATTTATCGCATCTGGCGTACTGGCATCCAATCTGGCACGTCCATGCAATAACTTGTCTGAAGGTCAGTGCTTCATCATCAGGTCTTGCCGGTATCTGGTAAGAATCTTGATAGAAATTAAGTGTGTCCAGTGTTACTCCGCACACCTTGCAAGCATCCTGTATGATTTGTTTCCTTGTCGCCGGATATTTCAGCTTACTTGCAGAATAATCACGGTCGAACTTTCGCATGTTATCTTCACATTCTAGTTCGATAATTGTAGTGTTCTGGTACGGAGTATCTATGACTGTCATTGTGCATATTCGGATTTTTTCTATCAAAGCATTTTTATGTACTATGATTTCATTGCCGGTGGTATCCAGAATCTTATCACCGGTGGTATCAAGTAATGCGCTGGTATCTTCCGGCTCAAGTTCGATTCCTACGTAGCAGATCACCGTAGCATCTGTAAAATCATAATCTGTATACTTTCCATCAAAGTTATTGATTGACAGGTTCAAAGTATTGATATTTGCGGACCCGATGTTAAACGTGTTGTCGTCAGACACGGAATCCTCAAACTTCATACCATTTGACCAAAAATCAGCGTTGGTAAGATTGATAACTGTCCCATCCGTCAGCGTTATGTCAGCGTATTTTAAATAATTCCTGTTATCATTATTTTGTTCATTCTTAAATCTGTCTGAAATATCTCTCAATCTCTCACCTCCTATTGCTCGATCAAGTCAAATTGCAATCCTTCCATCCGCTGATTCCCGACCCACCAGCATTTAAAAGGAGCGGACCGGTCGCCAACATAAAAGGTTCGGACTTCGTGTTTGTTTCCAGACAAGAGATCGGGATATTCAACAGAAATGTACTCTGGGTTAACCGCCTGCACGATTTTGCAAGCTTTTTCCCATTCCGGTGCGTTCCAACCTATTTCCAATTTTCTCTTTTGACCAACACGATTCTTATGCATGATCGTGTCATCAGTACGCCCAGATTCTGACGCTGATATGTCTTGAAGTCCCCATGTGAAAGAGGACGGACAAGGCATCGCTGCACCATTAATTTTTATAAAAACGTCTGCCATTGAATAATCACCTCATTTTTGCGCATGAAAAAAGCGCCTATCAAAGATAGACGCTTTATGATTATTCATTATACTTTTTTGGCGTAATATGATTCCATATTTTTACATATGATATTCAGATAAAAAGAAAGAACCGGAGATTTCTCCCCGGCTCTTTTATCTCTCCCATGTGTAAATATATGAATTATTTACATATATTTTGTATCTATCGGGAACGATATCTTCATCATTTAAATCAAACGGAAATTTAAATTCAACATAATCTGTATCGCTTGGATTTTCGACATGAGGATAAGCAGAATCGTATCCTACAATTTTATTGTTTTTGTAAAATACAATTCCTATTTGCGTCGAACTGTTCTTTTTCCCATTATTTCTTACTTCAACCATAACGTTTCCACTGCCAAAATTTGAGTTATAGGTAATTCCTGATGTATTTGTTATGATGTTGTAGGTCTTTTCAGTTTTAATACTTATCTTATAGGAATCCCATGTTAAGTCGCTGTTCCACCCTTGCATAGCACACTGGGAATGAGCAGCAAATGCGAAATTACGATCTTGGCTTCTGCCCACCATAACACCGTTCAAATAATATACAAAAGTCACTTCCATATCAACAGCATAATCATAATTATTTCTAAAAATTCCGACTGCTCCATACGGCGCCGATTCTGCATAATATGTTATGCTTCCTTTCGGCTTATTACTCCGATTTTTGACCGTGACTTTACACTTAAATGTTTTGCCAGACGCACTCCTAGCGGAAATATAAGCAGTTCCGACATTTTTTCCACTAATCTTACCGGTTGACGAAACTGTTGCAACTTTAGTGTTTGAAGATTTCCATCTGTATTTCTGTTTCGTATTCAGCATTTTAAGCTGTGCCGTTTTCCCTTTGTACAGCGAAATGTTTGAGCTGCTAATCCTCGGCGCTTCTACTGTCACTAAGCACCGATAACTCCTCTTCCCGATTTTGGCAGTAATCGTAGCTGTTCCTCGGGCCTTTGCTGTTACTTTTCCGGCATTATTCACAATCGCATTTCTTGAGTTACTAGACCATTTTGGTTTTGCTTTCGTTCCGACCATCTTCAGTTGCATCGTTTGCCCTGTGCAAATCGTCACCTTCGTTTTGTTAATTTTAACCGTTGCCGCCGATACCGGAACTGACATGGCAAGTGCCAAGATCATTGCCAGCAAAATCACTGAAAACTTTTTCCACTTTTTCATTTACTTCTTCCTCCCTTGGATTGATAGCTCAATTATACATCTGATAAAGAGAAACTACAATGAGAATCACAATAATTGATTAGGCAAAATCACGCAGAATCCATTTTTTTGTGTTTCCGTGGAATTTTATGTTCAAAAAAATCGTGCCCGTATTTAAGCCGTTTTATTTGAGCAAGGCTGTGTCAATGATCTGAAAGTTTGCCCGGTGGATGTAAAGGGCTTTCCCGTCAATCATGAGCTTTGTCATTTTCGGCAACTTCTTGGGAATCTTCCAGTATACTTCGTCACCGGAATATGCTGTAATAGGTTGCCCAAGCTGAGATTTAATCACAACAACTCTAGATTTTCCGAAATAATTCTTGTACTGATTTACGATCCCGGCAACGTAAGTATTGTCAGAAAGTTTTCCTGTAGATTGACTGTAAATATCAGTCTGCTCAAAATCCACATCCGGCTCCAGACCATCTTGCTCAAATATGCAGGTGTCGCCGCAGCTCTGGATTTCCTTGCCGTCAATATTGATTGTGATCACGGATGACAACTCGTATCCGCTGACCACAGTTCCATCACTGTTGTAAGAAGTTGTCTCAACCGGATTCCCTTGAACATTGATTTTATCGCCAGTAGTGGTCATCACTTTTGAGCCATAGTTATCGTAAGTACGGATAGTATATCCATTTCCAACCAGATCGCCTTTGATGTCATTAATAGCATCGTCCATCAGAGCGCATCCTGTAGTTCCACTGATAAGACATAGACATAAGATTGCAAGTAACATAATTTTGATTTTCTTCATTTTATCACTTTTCCTTTAACTGATTTATCGGTGTTCCTGCTACTCCGGCACTTTCGCCACTATCAGTAGCCTTGAAATAAGCACCGTCTTTTTGTGGGTACATAAATTCGAACATCAGATAATTCGCAGCATCGCAAAGATACTCCGTGTTGCCGGTTTTAAGATATTTTTTGATGCACATATCATGAGATTCTATGGCATTTACCAATTTCTCGCCGAAATTATCTTTTGCAGTGCCGTATTTGTAAAAGCTTGTTTCGCACCGGTTTCGTCTCAGTTCATCAAACTGATCAGAATATTCTGCCGGCATTTCTTTTCCAAGTCTACTCATTTCTTTCTCACTTTCTAATTAATTACTGTATTATTTTAAGCCAGAATCAATTCTAGCGTATTATTTGTAGAAATTATCATTCAAGTATTTTTGAAGTGTTTTCTACTTCGTTGGTCACAGCAAGAATCAGTTTTCCCACGAAATGTTCTTCCGGCATTCCCACGTATCTGCTCCTGAGGGCTTCTGCTTCAACTGCGAATTGTTCCCACAGTTCAGAATTTTCCAACGGGATCCGCCAGTATTTCTTGTGCAATCCCCACACTTCCTGCCAGATAGCAAAGTATTTTGTTTTGAAGTCCATGTGTTTCTCCTGCATGTTGAGTTTATAATCAATTACTATAGCGTTTTTGGCTAGAATCAATTTGAATCGTTTGCGTGAGGAGATTATCACCTACGGTGTTCTAAATGGATTTTCAACCGTTTCATTCAATGTAAATCGTTCCTCTGTATTTTTCAAATCGATACTTCTGGGAAATATTCGGGTATTTTTCTTTATCCACCAGGCTGTAGAACATCTTTTGCGGTCTGGCATACAATTTCCTTTTGCCATACAGAGCTTGATAAATCATCAGTGGTTCTCCAGTCTCCGTATGCGTCGCTTTGCTAATGATGGCATACAGGTAATCATTGCTCTGCGGATCACAGATTGTTTCTCTCTTGAAATGTTTTACAATGTCTCCTGGTATGAATAATGGTCTGTCTACTGACATTCAACTTCCTCCTCCCATTTCTGCTTAACCCGTTCACACAAAATGTCTTGATTTCTCTCAGCGAAGAACAGCCAGATATGACGGTCAAAGCTTTTTCCGTTTCGTTGGCCAAGGTCTGACTTGAAGAACTCATCTATCATGTCCTGATAGAACCGGAGCTCATCCTTTTCTTCCACGTCCGCTTTCAGAAGCGGTGAATCATCGCCAATGATAACACCCATGAACTGATCTGCGTATTCGGCAGAAATCATTATATGCTGTTCACCCATGTGTTCCCGGTACTGCTTGAAGTAATAAGCGACAACTGCCATGGTCAGACAGATGTCATGATCTTCCAGAACATTTCCCTGTTCACCATACAGTGAATCAAACTCATTGTACAGAATCTGCGGTACATCTTCGTCCCGGTACTTCTCAGAACGATTTTTCTGTTTTTGCTTGCGGTACACTTCCTTCTGCTCAGTTGTACGTGAGGGTATATTATTTATATCTAGTATATTAATATTATTAGGAGCAGAAGTCTTTGAACCTTTACCATTCTTTGGTAAAGTCTTTTTCTCTTTATTTGATAAAATAAAGTCTTTATCTGTATCAGTAATTGATTTATCAGTAGTTAATATATCAGTTCTTTTATTATGGGGGTGATGTTCTACCCCTGGAGTTTCTAGGGGTAGGTTTTCTATACCTTGCTGAGGCGGCGCTTGAATAATGTCATTGTTTGGCACTTCCTGCGGTGTTTCGTAAATATTATAAATGTATTCAAACTTAGATCGTCCCTCTTCTTTACAAGGTTTTTTCTTATCCACAACAAGATATCCTGTCGCTTTTAATTCTTTTATAGTTGACTTTACTGCTGTTTCGTTTTCTTTCAAGATCGCGCATAATCCCGGAATAGAATAATTCCAAGAATCCGGCAAAGAAAACATCACTGACAAAAGCCCCTTTGCTTTAAGGCTTAAATTCTTATCTCTTAAATGATGATTACTCATCAATGTATAATTTTTTGTTTTGTGCACTCTAAATACTGCCATAATCACATGACCTCCTTTTCTGAATTGTTAAGTGGAATTTCGCTGAAATCCCGGAGTATGTCTATTCCACTATGAAACAGTTCAGGGGAGTCTTCTGTTTTGCAATCTTCATTGAGAACCGGATTATTTTCGGCTATGAGTAATATTTCTAAAATATTTGTATCTGCAATATTATTTACCGCATAAAACATTACTCGGGTAATTTTTGCCGAGTTTTTTCGTTCTCTATAAGATGATGTGATTCTTTGTGATAAATCAATTGATTTTCCAATGTACAAAATGGTATTATCTTCGCCAATAAAAGCGTATATGCCATGAACTTTATATAAGTTATCACACAAAAACAGCATTGATTCTGTCGAAAAATCTTTACTACATTCAACAGTATCTTCGCTATTTTTTTCTATAATGGATTCTCTCCACAATATACGTGCATACGCATCTTTGTTCCCTGATATAAAATCAGAAACATCACCATAGCAACTATTTTCATCAAACTTTTTGTATCCATAACAAGCACGTGAGATTGCATTAGCGTAATCAATTTGGCGAATACTTGCTTTTTTCCAATTGCATTTTTTATATTCGTCTTCGTATTCTCTGATAAATTCACTAACATCATAGTAACTATCGCCTTCATTAAAGCTCATATTAATATCAAGAGCTTCAGCAATTACTCTGGCAAATTTTATTTGTTTTGGGGAAGCTAATTTTCGACCTTTCATATAGATAACCTCCATGTCGTTAATGCGTGACTGCCGTTTCGTCACAGACCCATGATTTATAAAAACAACAGGCAGGCGTATCATGGAATTACGCTTGTCCCCCGTCGGGTAAGCCTGTTGGTTTTACCAGCTTGGAAACAAAAAAGAGCAGACTCCAAGACGGTATCACGGGAAACGGGTCACTGTTTCAACCCAAGTAAATATCATCTTAAAAGTCTGCTCAATATTTTGTTTTTTTCGCACAATATAACAAGATATAGGTGTTACTTGTTACTCATTCATTATACCGCAATCCGGCAGAAATGGCAATGGTTTTTACCATGCTGGACTAGGGTTTTTCCGCCGGTTGTTGTCGTTCTGGGCTTTTGTGATAGCTTTCGCAAAAGCACGTCCGTCCAGATTGATCGTGTTGGAAATGTACTGCGGAGATGAGTTTCCGCCGGTGTTCATGTTCATCATTGCCATGGCAACGCCCTGTGTTACCGCCTGTGTCATTTCTTCCTTACTCAGTCCAATACTTCCGTCAGGCATGTTTCCGGTAATGCTGTCAGCAATGCTCTTCATAGCCCGTTTATTGGTCAGCGGAAGGACTGCTTCCTTTCCGGCTTCACCGACACCGATCACGGATGCCGCATTGAAAAGACCGCCTTTGGCATACCAATTAACTGAAGAGTTCCATCTCCACTTATGTGTTCTTCCTTCTTGCCAATCAGTGTAATCCATGGAAATATGTGGAGTTCTGATGTTGATTGACTCCATGCCGTTTCGGAGATTCTGCATAGCCGTTTGCCCGATACTATACATATCGCTGAAATTTCGGCTGATTGTATTAACTATGCCGCCAATCGCACCGCCTATGCTCGTGTCCATGGTTCCTCGGATGTAAGAAGATATATCCCTTCCCAGATTTTCCCATTTCTTGAGAGCGATTCTGTACTGGCTTCCAAAGTGGCTGCGGACGGTTTCATCCATTCTGCCAAGCTCTGTACTTGCATCAACCTTCATCTGACGAACATTTTTGGTTACTTCACGGGAAGAATTTCCCCAGTTCTTTGTCGCAGATGTGCTTACACGGCTGAAGGATTTTTCGGCACTTGTAGCTGCGGATGCAGAATTGGTTTCAGTCTGACCGGTAATCGTATCCCAAGCCCCTTTAATTTTTGAGCCGATTGAATCCCATGCTGTTTTGGTATTTGAACTAATAGCGTCCCATACGCCGGTTACGGTGTTCTTAATGTTTGTGAACGTATCAATCACGCTTCCAATCCTGTCAGAGATTCCCTGATTCAGTCCAGATATCAAATATCCGCCAATCTCAGCAAAAACCGTAGACGGAGAATGAATACCGAAAAGGTTTTTAACACCGTTAATAATAGGGTCCGAGATGTTTGTTTTAAGCCATGTTCCAACAGTGGAAATCACGTTTTTAGCACCGTTGTAAAGTCCATTGATAAGATTTGAACCATGTGTGTAAAGCCAAGTTCCGGCAGTGCTGAACGCATTTTCTATTGCTTCCTTAGCTTTACCGGCAAATTCCGTAACGGTATCCCAATTTTGCCACAGCAGAAATCCACCGACAACAGCTCCGATAACAGCTAAGCCTATCGGGCTGAACAGTACGCTACCCAATGTAGAAAACGCTGTTGCCATAGCTGGTGCAAAAGTTCCTGTAATCCAAGTTCCAATTGAACCAGCAAAGGCAGTTGCAGCTGGCCAAAGCTTAGTGGTTATAACTTCAAGAATTTTCGGGGCAATCTGTGTGGTTATGGTATTCGGGATTGCTTTCAATTTGTCAACAGCTTCCAGAGCGTAAACTCCAACAGTTGTGCCTAATGTACTGGTTGAAAAGGCGGTTGCTATTTTGCTGAGTGCTGTCCCCAGTAATGTTGCCGTAGCACTGGTCCCGGTCGGCAGTTTTCCCATAGCGACTAAGATAGAGGATACTAAAGAATCAGCTTTCGACACCAATCCTACGCCGGCAAATGCAACCACAAACTTACCGGCTGTAGTTTCTCCTAATCCAGAAAAAATCCCGCCCAAAACATCCAGTAATACTGTTGCTAAATCCTTTAAATGGCTTCCCCAGTCTATCTGGCTAAGGAATAGTCCGATGCCCCTTCCGAAGGATTCCCAGTCTGTTTCTCCTGCGATATCAACCAGAGCATTCAGTAAGTTGGTGATGAAAGTGTTTAAGGATGTTCCGTTCTCTTTCCACTTGAACTTTCCGATAAAAGTATTGATTCCGTTGGAAATATTAGTTACCAATCCGCCCCAGTTGAATTTTTGCGTCCATGCAGCCAATGTCTGAAATGCACCGTTTAATCCGGTCGCAATCGTAGTGGCTATCTTTGAGAACGAAATTCTCCCAAAAGCTCCGTTCATGGCATCAGCAACCGCAGTTCCTAACTGTTCCCAACCAGTCAGCCCGGCATTATTCTCTTTTGACATCTTCTGAACAAAACCGTCCAGAATATTCCAGCTTACCATAAATCCACTACCAAGGACTTGACCAAGGTTCGGCCAGTTAACTTCGTCAATCATTCCCCGAAGTCCGGTTGCCAGTTTGTTACCAATGTTTGTAAAATCAATACCGCCTGGGCCGATCAGAAGCTCAAAGGTGTTGACCAAAGTGTTGATACCGGCACCGACAGTACGCCCTAATCTATCCCAGTGAATATTTTCGACAAGGCTGTTAAAAGATCGAGTAAAAGCATCACAAAATGCAGCAATTTTCGGGCCCACATTACTCCAACTAATAACATCATAAATCTTCCGGATTCCGATATTAAGCATATCTGCAATAGTCTTTCCAAGTCCTTCCCAGTCATGGTTGAGAAAAGCTTTGCGGATTTTTTCAGCCCATTTATTGATAGGGGTTTCTTCTTTGTTCAGAGCATCGTCTATTTGGTCCGTGATTCCACCAAGGCCCAATGACGGTGTTGTACCGGTTCCAGTTTTACCCTTTCCGGTACCAGGTGTTGAACCGGATGAACTAGAATTATCTGTCAGCTGATTCAGTTCGTCAAATGGAAGAACAGAAAGAGCTTTCTTCAGAGCTTTTGCTGATGAAGTAGCATCGTCCAGCCCAGAAGCTGCTGCATCTCCGGCGTCCTGTAATCCACTAAGGTCTGCTGCGGAATCTTCCAGTCCAGCAAGATCATTTACGACCCCGCTTGTGGAACCTTTAATCTTTTTCCCCATCAGAACATACATGAAGTTACGGAATGTTTCCGCTGCCTGCATAAGTTTTGACATCAAGGCGTTAAGAGCCTGGATTCCCGGAAGGACTGCTGCGATTAAGCCCTGCCCGATAACAGATGCAAGGGACTGAAGATTCATAGTAAGGAGACGTACTTGATTGGCGTATGTACCGGCGGTCCTGGCGAAGTCCCCCTGTTGCGCACTTGTAACTGACATGATGTAGTTATAACGCAACATTGTTTTCTGAGCCTGCGTCATGGAATTATAGGCTGTTGTAATGCCTTGTGATAACGCATACTCCTGTAAATTTGCAATTGAAAGATTTATTCCGAGCTGTTTTAAAGGCTCGATTTCACCCGAAATGCCCGCCCTTAATTTGTAGAAGGCGGTATCAGTATCAATGTTGTAAAAAGATGCCAAATCTCCGGCTAATCCTGCAAGAGTTGTTGACATCTTCGCAGCTGATTCCTGCGCTACTCCAGAAGCATTCAGCATTGCCATCATGGTTCCGGAGTAATTCTTTGCTGCCAGTTCCGACAGTCCGAACTGCTTTGTCGCCGTAGATGCAAACTTGTATGCCTGATCTGCCATGCTTCCAAAAGCAACGTCTACAACGTTCTCAACTTCAGCGATATCGGAACCAATCTCAAGGATTCCTTTTCCACCCATGGATTCGCTGAATTTGTTCATTACAGCTGAAGCCGCTTTGAAGCCAAGGACGGTCTTAATGAAAGAACCCACATTGAAAGATGCTGTTTTTAGTCCACTGCTCCTGTTGACCAGATTGGATATTCCGGCTGCCAGAAATCCCAGTCCGCTCTTTGCTTTTGTCGTTACCCCACCGAGTAACGAAGAAAGTCCCGAACCGATAGAGGAAAGCTTGTTAAAGGAATTGACCACAGTATTCGTGGAAGTCCCTACTTTCCCACCGGCCGTCGCCAACTGCCCGAGGGCTTCAGTCATTCTCAACGTATTCTCGCTGATCTGCGGAGCATCCTGCATGGCAGTAAAGAACTTCTTTACTTCTGTGGACAGATTAGACAGCTGCGATGCTGTCTGTCCGGTTTTGTTGCCAGCACTTGCCAATCGTCCTATGGACTGTACAAACATGTTCGTAGATTCCGAAACAGCCCTTGTACTTGCCATGGAATTGACGACTTTTCTTAATTCTTTTCCAAGGGTTTTTAAGCCCGATGCAGATTGGCTAGTCTTTTCTCCAGCATTAGCAAGTCTCGCCAGTGAACCTACAAACCGGTTGACACTGGAAGATACATCCTCAATATCATTTAAGCTGTCGATGCTTTTGATGATTTCTCCCATCTTTGAAGTGTCAAATCCGCTCATATCCGCTGTTGTGAGTCGACTTAAGGAATTGATGACATTCGTGATTTTAGAATCTTTGAAGTTCATTCCATTAAGAGCGTTCATGGTACTGGCAATCTTTTCAACGCCGGTTATTGCCGGCTGCATTTTCACAGCATCGATCTCTTGGAATTTTTGAATAGCATTTACCGCTGATTTGACGTTTTTGGTATCGATCTTTGGAATTGAAATATTGGAAGCACCTTTTAAAGAACTTAATCCGGCAGCCAGATTCTGCAAAGATTTCGTACTCGCTCCAAGCGTCGTAAAGTCAACTTTTGACAAGCTTCGAAGCTGACCAGTTAATCCGGCTAAGTTCGGCACACCAACTTTTGTTTTGTTTAATGTCTGTAAGGCTGCTGATACTCTTCCAATTTCACGAGCATAATTTCTAAGCCCACCGGTATTGACGTTCCCCAGTGCTGTGTCAACATCCTTTAACTTTTTAGCCAGATTTCCCAATGCTTTTGTAGCGTTCCTGGTACTACTGTTTATTTGTATGTCAAGGGTATCAATGGTATTATCAGCCATAAAAACACCTCCTTTTAATCAAAAAAAATAAGGACAGACAAGACTTTTCATTCATCCTGCCTGCCCTTTTCATTTCCTATTTCGGCAATATTCGCATTTGCCTTTTTTATCAGAAGTTCGTAGTAACGTTCTTCCTGCTTCAATTCAGCTTCAGACCGTTTCGGAACATCTGTTTTTTCTTCAATCTGCGGTTTCTTTGTTTTTTCTGTGATTGGTTTATCCGGATATTTTACTTTGTCAGAAAGTGCACTTGATACCGCAGATTTCACATATAAGCCGGAAAGCCATGACTGATATTCAATCAGTTTTACCTGAGTTTCTATCTCATCACGTTTACTTTTCTCGTACTCACGTATCCTTACTTGAAGGTCACGTATGGTACTTCTAAGAAATTCTTTCCGGCTCATTCCGATGCGAACTGCCGCCGGATATAACTCTGTCCAGATTATTTCGCTGTAGCTTTTTTCTGGTGATCTGTCGGCTTCTTCGGAGCTTTCTTCGGTTTGGCTGCTACGTTCAGATCGTCCATGAACGTCTCCAGACCGGTCAGTTTGAAAAAACCGTCTTCCTCCATCTGTTCAAGACACATGGCAAAGATGCCGTAAAAGTTACCCTGCTCATCATCCTTATGTTCCTGAATAAACTGCACTGCAAGTCTCTTTGCGGTTGCAAGATTCGGGACAGAGCCGTCTGCATCTGGGTTGTCGCCATGATACTGAAGAAGTCCTGCGTAAAACACGGTTAATGCTGTGCTCGGAATATTTGCCATGCCGGAGATCATTTCTTCCGGAGTTTTATCCACACCGCCGCTGGTTGCCAGAAGCGTGTTCATTACACTCTTGACACAATCATCGTAAAGAGATGCTTCAATGCTGTATTCCAGTTTGTACTCTTTGCTACCAATCTTTAAAAGTTTATACATAATATCTTTTCCTCCCAGTTTTAGATATATTTGTTATTCGCCTTCAGTTGGCTTGATTGCTGTGTCTGGGCCGACATACTCATTGATAGTCAGGGACATGTCAACAGTAAGAAGACCGTTCTGGTCTCTTGCCGGTTTTGGAATGATAGTCGGCGGCTCGATTTTGGTGAAGAATGCTTTCTGAAGTGCCGGGTAATATTCCTCATACCACATAGACAGACCATTCGCGTGAGCTGTTTTGTAAGCGCTGATAAGATCTTCCCACTCTTTGATTGTTTCGTCTGTAACGTTTACAGTTACATTGAATGTACCGCCGGTTGAACCACGGCCTGCGATTGTTCTCTCGATTTCATCTTCAAGAGCAGATGCGTCAATAGTCTCAACGTCGATAGCGATTTCATCAGAAGCATTTATTCTGTGAAGCATAGTGAATTTTGTTGGTTTTGTTCCCGCTATTGTCTCTACTGCATAACCGGTAAGAGCACCAACGGTACTGATTCCTGCGATATTTTCTGATGCCATATTGGCTCCTTTCCGCCTTTCGGCTATAAATTACTGCATAAAAAAAGAGCCATTACGGCTCTGGCACGTAACCCTGTGCCCGGGAGATAAAAGGATCACCGCCCTTCTACTCTTCTTTGCTTACTTGTTTAATGACCTGATTCACATAAGTACTCAGTCCTGCGACAAGAATACCTTGTGTGATTGCGGTAAAGATTGCCATTGCAACTTCCTGACCGCCTGTGACTGTAGATGTAGCGAAAACATAGATTCCGCAGACAACTATGCCCAGAAGTCCGAGGATTCCAGGAATGTACTTGTCAGCTACGGTTTTAGCCTGTTTGAGGAATACTCCCACAAAATACAGGACTACAGCTACAACCAGGAGTTCCGGTTTCACATAGTTCATGATCTGATCCATTCTATCTCACCCCTTTCATTCACTGAGCAACTGCCCAGTGTAAATTCTTGTGTATCGGCTAACAAGCCGTTTGATGCTATCGTCAGCGTTCCCCATGAGTTCAGGACCGTAAGTTCTACGAAATCCCATGCCAATCATGGATTGATGACTTTTTTCGTCAATCTGATATACTTTTGCAATTGGATTCGTGCCTGCGGCAAAGCACTCAATCTGGATAGTTGGAATCGTGGCACATTCATCGCCTTCAAGGTCTCCTTCTGTCAGAACGTTTCCCAGCATGTAAAGTCTTGCATAGGTTTTCTTTCCAGATGCAAGAGTTTGGCTTCTGTCCATGGAAAAATTTCCTTTACCAACTACAGGTTCGATCGCTTTATTCCAGCGTTTGTATATCTCGGATATCGGGTTTTTTAATATTTCCGGCATTTAATCACCCTGCCTGTTCAATTATCTTTTATGATTTATTTTTTAGCATGAAAAAAGCACCTACCTTTCCGGTAGATGCTTCGCATCTTAATTGTACAAAATATGTGTCATATGATTCCATATTTTAGTATAGGATGTTTAACTTCCAAACACTTCCTTTGCAATATGTCGTATCTGAATAATGATGGCTTCTTCCGCATGGTACATCGGCATGTATGCCCTGTTACCATAAGAATGATGTTTTTGTCCGCTTTCATCCACATACCACCATCCGTTTGGGTCGTAGGCGTGCTTTTGATCTGGGTAAGTACCAACGCCATAATCAGCGCCAGACGGTAATGGATAGCTGTCCGTTCCGTAAGAAATACCGGCACTAAACTCGATAAAAAGCACCTTGTCCCCGGAAAGTCGGACTGCCGCACCAACGATATCGCCGTGTCCGTTATTGATAACTTCCGTGTAGTAAGAACCTTTTTCCTCAGTCGTAACAGATTCCATTGTGGTCTGGATAACCTGTATTCCCTCTTGAGCCAGTTTGTCAACAAAAATCTGGTTCTTCCTTTGAATATCTTTCCGGTATGCTTCCAACTGCTGAATCGCAGACTGCAAAGAATTATGGTTCAAACTGCACCGGATTGTTTTCCTACTCATTGTTGCCACCGATTTTCGCTATTCCATATCGGGCAACTTGTCCTTTTTGAGTATCAAGGATTCTCTTAAGCCTGTAGTCTGGAAGAACAGTCGGGCTGTTATCTCCATCAAGGATTAATCTTCCGTCTTCCCTGATTTCTGGCACGACATCAACCCACAAGACATTGCCTTCTTTTGGCTGAAATGTTCGGTCAAAAACCGTAATGTACCGGTCATAGTTGGGAATGATTCCGGCAGACAGTTCTTCTGGCGTACCGGCTGTTGCTGATACTGAAATGTTCTTCTTTTGTGGGTTTGAATAGACAAGCGTTTTATCCATTCCATTGTTTTTTTCTGTTACTGTTGAAATCCATATGGACTGTTTTTGGCGAAGTCTACCTCTCATATATGCACCCTCCATTGACAGAAATTAATTTTCGCGTTGTTCTTATGCAGAAATCAGGGAACAGCATATCCCCAGATTTCATAATCTTCCAGTCCCCAGTTCCTCAGTTCTGGGGACTTTTTTTTAATTTAAGATAAATTAATTAAAGCCCTCTTTAGTTAATTAGATTTACATTGCCAGAATAATCTTTTCCGTCTGTGTTAGTGATAGAATATTCTATGTTTTTATTAGCAAAGCCATTTATCTTGAACAATATGCCGCTTCCATAAACGTCTTTAGATTCTTCTTTTAATACTATGCCTCCGCCAATGTCACAACCATACAGAGATACGTTTGTTTCCATATTGTTAGCGTTATTATTTAATGTTCTAAGCGTTATAGTACCATTTTCATTTACGACATATCTACCTATAAATTTGCAATTTATAAATTTAATAGCCGATGTATACTGCCAATCGACATTGTTATGATTTAAAAATGCAATTTTTCCATTATTATCATTACATTGACTGGCATCAAATATGCAATTTTCAAATTCCCAATCAGCACCCTCTTTACACCCACTCCCGTAGCATGTGTTATAATACGTATCAATTGCAATAAATTTACAATTTTTTACTCTCCTTTGATAAGATATATTGTTCATTGCAAAATCGTCATGAATACAATATCTTGTTTTAGTTCCCTTTACAGTCAGATTTTCTAAAGTGCTTGTGTTATGAAGATTTAGTGCTGAAACCTTTTCGTTGTATTCTTTTAATTCTACATATAAAACAATATTTTCTCTATTTCCTTCTCCTTTAAGTGTACAATAATCTGGAACAAAAACTCCGCTAAAGCTTTCATTTTTCAAATCGTCTGCTGTAAAATCTTCACCTATATTATATTCACCCTCATAGGCATGAATAATATATTGATTTTTCTCAGAATTGTTTTTTATGCTGTTTATAGCGTCTTGAATTTTTGTAAAATTTCCTGTCCCATCTTTTTTGACTATCAAATGATTTATAATGGTTTTGCTTTCTACATTATTCGGAATTGCTTCCTCCGACAATGTCATTTTCATTTCATATTCTACATAATTTGTTGATGTAGTGCCCTTTTCTAATTGTAGCAATTCATCATTAAACCACTCTGCCAATCCGCTTAATCTTATATATTTACAATTTAGAGGTGTTATAAATTTTCCTAAATTTTCATCTATTATTTGCTTATAAGATAAAAACTCTTTCTCCGAATTATAAAAACAAACAATACAATTAGCTCCACCAATATAGTCTCTATTTTCCTTATTATATCTGCTTAATGTATAATATGTATTTTCATCTACACTCAAGTAATCTTCTATAAAAGCATACAAAGAGTTAGCTGTAACTTCTCCTTTGTCGTTTAAGTAAAACCCTTGTTTTAAATTATTATACTTAAGCAAATTTCTTGAATAAGTTTTTTTAAAAACACCGTCTATATCTTACCTTAATGAACTAATCGCATTTCCTGTGGCTTTTGCATCGGCAATACCGCCTTCAACGGTAAGAGTTTTATCTGGTTGTGAAATATTTTGAATATCCGTAATGGCTTGTTCTTTTGCGGAATTTACATTTTTCACCGCCTCGTCAGATGCAGTTTTGGTAATAGCTAGAAGTTGATTAATTATATCTTTGTTGTTTTCATCAAGAGATGGCTGGTCAACTTCGATTCCTTCTAAAACAGGAATTTGCGCTACGGTAGTGTTCCATTCAATGCTGATATTTGAATCAGAATCTGTTTTAACAGCGCAGACAATGAATCTTATTGTTCCCATGTATCGCGCGGCGTTTTTTCCAATGACCCATGAAAATATTATGTTATCTTCGTTTATAGAAGCATCTTCACAAATGTATTGGTCTTTTATGGAAATGTCTGGATCTACGCTACTTACATTTTCAAAGTTGATTCGAATTGAAAATTTTGATAAATCAAGATTATCTCCCACTATCTTCGGACAAGAAAATTTAATTCGTTCTGCATTTTTATCAGATTGCACCGCCCCAACTACGATTTCTGGAGGCACAAAAATCGTTCTTGTTCTGGAGTCGATTGTGCATATTCCGTTGCTTTCTAATAATGTAGTTGTTTCTGCTGTTGAATCTGAATCCATAAGTAAATCAAGTGCTGATGTCATTTTTTCTACCCCCGTTGTGGAATCGTTATTTTATCTGATGTTATAATAAACTTACCGTTGTCTTTTATACCTGTGACCGAAACCCCAAAATAATCCCACGCAAGAGCTTTAGATGGAATTTCACATTGTCCATTTTGTACCAATATCGGATATTCTTTGTCCATCCGCCAAAAAGAAGCTGCTATCTTACATCCATTCCATTCAGGCGAAAAGGAAAAGAACGCTTTTAAATATCCAGAAGTTCCTTTTACAAGTCCAGTAAAATCGCAACTTGGGTCTTGGTATATTTTTTGGTTTTCAACTTTAAATTTTAAAATTCTCATACAAATATCCTTTCTGTTCTGACAGGGGGCGCATATATAAATTGATTTCCTAAAATATCTCTGGTCACCACAATAAGAAACGGTCTATCCTACGCCACTTTTTCCAGTAAATACGGAACAAAATGTATCGCTTCATCCCCTACAATCTCATATGCAATTTCAAAAATCTGCCTTGCTTTGTCGGCAATCAGATTGGCAATCAATTCTTCTACTTCCACCCAATTTTCACGGGGCACAAGTCTATGCAGTTCTTTAAGAAATCCGCTCGAAAACATCATTGCATGGCTCAACTCATGTAGAACTACCCTTGTGAGAAATTCGCCCGAAATAGCGTCAGAAATCCAAATAATTCTTGTGTTTCCGTCCGTCACAGCACAGGTCATAGTACCGGTACGGTCAACCAGTACTGGATTCTCAGGATGAGTGAACCGAACTTTCCATTTTTGCCCATTCATGTAAAATTGTCTTAGCATAAAACCACCGCCTTTAAGCCAAAAAGCCCCTGCTACATTCCTGTAACAAGGGCCTTGTTTTTAATTCATCTGTTGAAGAAGCTTAGTCAAATCAGTTTTCATCTGTTGTCTAAGGGTTGCGTCTGCATCCGACCACATCTCAGACATGGTACGGATAACATCCTGCGTGTACTCCTTCATCGAACTGTCCATCTTCTGTTTTGAATCTGCATCTTTGGAATCATGGTAATGTCTGCGATTCTCGCTGTATCTGTCATAGGTTTCGCCGTATCTGGACTGCTGACGGTTCGTTCCGTCCATCCTCATATCACTACGGTCCGGATGATAACCCATGCGGTACATATTACGTTCAAACTCTGGATTGTTCAGATACTCGTCCATCCAGTCATCATCTTCCATGTACAGATATGGCTTATATCCCATACGACTTCCTCTGCCCTTTGGGGCAAATCTGCCATTGGAATAACGATATCTGTCATATCCCATGCGTCCAAGATACTTCTCTTCCTGTTCGCATTCATCCATAGCTTCTACGATTCTGTAATCTTTATCTGCACAAATTGCACACTTTACAGCTTCCATGCAGTCCTTCAGATCGTCCCAGTCTTGAGCACTGAGATTATCGAAGCCATGTGTCTTGGCTTTTTCCATAGCCCATTTTCCCATTTCCATTGCAACTTTATGCATTACAGTGCCCCCTTTCTAACAGCCTGTGTAACAGGTGTATCTGCTGTTGGGGCTGTACCATTAATTGCTGTCAAATTGTTATTCGGACTACAAGCCGGATTCCCTAACATCTTGAATACTCCACCAGTTGCACTCGTAGCTACTCTGGTTGCGTACTTCGTTCTGGTTCTCACGCCACAAGCCGTAACCTGTGCACAGCAACGATTCTGTAATGGATACAGGGTTGTTCCCGTTCCTATCTGAATCACCACCGGAGCGTTAATCGTAGTGGTTTCTGGTATGCTCTGTGCAATCACAATACAATATTTTTCACCGTTGTTATAACTACCTGCTGGAAGTGTAATCACAAGATTACCACCGGTAAACGCAACAGCTTGGCTTATCACAAGATGATTGCAGAGTTTACAAACATTTTTACAACTCATACTTCTACCTCTCAATCAAATAAGAGGTGAGCCGTAACCCACCTCTCAGAATTAGTCAACCTCTAAGGGTGAGTTACTTAGCAGCAACCGTTGCTGTATCCGTTGCATCCACCGTAGTAGGTGTTTGGATTCGGAACAACATATGCCGGGATAGCTGCTGGATTGATTGCATTGATTAACTGCTGTGTCTGAGATGCCATTGCAGTTGTAAGAAGTGCGCTCTGGCGATCCTGAGATGCAGCACGTTTCAGATCAGAGTTCTCTGCCTGTAATGTTGCAAGCTTATCATTCGTCAAGAAATCAAGAATTGCTCTTGTGTTGCTGTTCTGATTGTCCAGAAGGTCTCTGGTGTTGTTGTTCATTGTGTTCTGAAGAGCACAAGTGTTGGTTGCCAGGTTGTAGTTGATACCCTGAATAGCTTCCCTTGTTTCACAACAGCAATTTGCTAACTGAGACTGTAATGCATTGGTATTCTGCATACCGGCTACAGTATCAGCATTGATTGCCTGCTGAACACCGTTGAAGCCCTGAAGCATTCCAACGTTCATGCCGTTGAAGCCACTCTGCATGGTATTGTTGAGTGCATATGTGCTGTCGCAGATGCCCTGCTGAATACCTCTGATACCATTTTGGATATCGTTAAGAGCGAAGCCCTCATTGATATCGGCACGTGTAGCCCATCCTTGGAATCCGGCACCATTAGCACCGTTTCCACCATTACCGCCGAAGCCACCGCCCCAGCCGCCGAAACCTCCCCATCCGAAGATTGCGAAGATCAGTACGAGCCAAATAAGTGAAAAACCATCGCCGCCCCACATGTCATTGGCACGGTTATTAGAGCCTGTAGCAGCTGCAATGTCGCTAAGACTGTAATTAGAACCATTCATCATGTTTTTAGTCTCCTTATAAATTATTTACAATAGGAGACATCCGCGGCTGTCATCCCAAATTGTAGCGATTTTAAATCACCCAATCATGGGGAAATGTTATAATCCAAGGAATTTTTGAATAATTCCATCTGGTGATAAGTGCTTTTCGTTAAATACATTTTGCTGTATTTGATGCAACTGATCTGTATCACCTTTTTTATACAAATCCAAAGCATTTTTTAATGTTGGATTATTTCCTGCAAATTTACTCATATCGTTCATCATGTTATCAACACTTCCGAACCTCTGAGAAATCATTCTTTCAACTTGCTTTTGCATCATGGCATTTGGATTGAAATTCATCTCTGCTTACCTCCGTTCTGCTGCTTGGCTTCCGGTGTTACCGACATTTGTGTCGGGAACATGTTCTTTATTTCAGAAATCTCAGAACAAACATCGTTCCGAAGCTGATTAAACATAGCTTCTATATCAATCTGTTTCTCTTCTGATTTCGGTTGCTGTTGTTCGTCTGGATTTAGAAGTCGGTAAACAAAAATTCTGCTTCTTCCGTCTGCCTGTAGTTGCTTCTTGTATATTTCTGTACCATCTGTTTTTGGATAATAGACAGGATTTCCAGTCATATCCACATCCTTTGCTTTTACAGTGTCAATGCCATCAACCATTTGCCCTGAAAGCATAGCAACCTGTGGCATCTGCTGCATCGGCTGTTGTATTTGTGCCTGCCCATAAGGCATTGTCTGTTGGTAGTTGTTCTGCAACTGTGCCAATCTATCTTGATACGGTTGTACCGGTGTTTGTGGGTATGGATTCAATGGTTGCGGATAATATGGATAAAATGCCATAGTGTGTTCCTCCCATCTCTGTAAGCTTTTCTCTATACTTATATTATATGAGAGAAACCTAAGTATTTGAACGACACTATTTCGCCATGTTTTCGCCATGATACAAAGAAAAGCCCCGATAGTACATCGGGGCAACTTTAACAATCTTCTTTTTTACTTTTCGGTTTATGCGGTCAATGGTTCTTGGACTATACCCCATAATCTCTGCTGTTTCAAACAACGTTTTTTCCTCATAAACTCTCAACCGGAAAAACTCTTTTTCTCGGGAATCAAACCCGGATTCGCTTAGATAAAACTTTCTTTCATCTTCTGAAAAGTCTGTATAATTCATAATTCCACCGCCTCCCTTACAAGTGGAATTGCTTATTATGCCGGAAAGATACCGCTTAGTGCAAATCCTACGATAGCCCCGATCACGGCTGTGATAACGCAAACAACAATCGTATCGTAGCGTTTTCCCGGGGCTTCCATAAGGGATTTTAAATTATCGCTCATTTCATCCACCGTATCTTTTATGTGCCCGAGATCATTGTTGTAAAGAACAATTTTGGTCTCAAGCGCATTGATACGTTCAAAAAAAATACCGTCACGTTTAGAGTACTTCTCTTTTATTTCGTGAACAACTTTTTCCAATTCTTCTAAGCGGTGTTCGTTAAAGCAATTCTGTTCACATCCCATCGCTACTCTCCTTCACTCCCATTACATTTTTTGTACTTCTTCCCACCTCATAATGAAGTACCCCAGCAACGCCTGGGAGGAAATGCGTCACGTTCTCAACCTACTTTTTCTGTCAGATTCCTCTGGCAAAAGGAAAGACGCCATGATTGACAAATATCTCTGTTTCGGAGTTCCATCCTGCATTTACAGAATTTTCCGAATGAGATTTTTCAAACTCAACTCCCTGTTTTACGAGAAAATAAAGAGCCAAATCGAAAATACAATCATAGCATTTGTCCATATCTTTATTGATGTTTTCTTCTGTATAACTCTCAGGATAATTGCGTTTTTTCTGGAATGACCGAATAGCTCTTTTGACTGCTAAGGGAATCATCCTTGCGGTCAGTTCATCACCTTCCAGATACATTGATAGATCACTTGTAAGCTGTTCGTCCATGCCATTTCACCTACCCTTGTTGTGCTATAATTTCTGATATGATACCAGCCTTGTTTGTGGAAGTCAGGGCATAACCATTGTCACTTGCAAGCTGTCTCAGTTGAGCCACAGTCATACTGGACAGCTCGCTTTCTGTATATTTGTGTGTAACACTTGCTACAGACGGTGACTGGCTGTTTTCATCAAGGCTATGCCCGCTTATTCCCCCTTTGTACCGATAACGATACCGCCATTGGCTTTCGGTGCTACCGGAATAAACATACCAGATGCTTTTGTCCAAACAGCAACTGGATCCTGTGTAGCCCACATGGAAAGAGTAACAAAAGAACGATTCTCTTCCTGGATGAACTGTCTGTATTCATTCTCTTCCGGTGTTGGTCCCCAAAGTCCAGTACCGAAGGAACCGCCTGCATCAGCTTCGTAGAGAGTGAACACATCCTCTTTGAAGTATCTTCCGGTCATCAGAGTTCCGTCTGCTTTTCTGTAACGGAATTTCTCGTCGCAACGACCAACGGTGATTCCGTACTCCTGCATGAGCAGATTTGCAAGCTCCTGTCTGGTAAGGAGGCGTTTATTCGCAGCTCCCAGAACAGCTGTCTGCATAGCTGTGTTGCTTCTCATGTAGTTGATCATCTTCAGAGATGTGACTGCATTTGTTACTACGTATCCGGAATCCTCGGCTACAGTTACCATCTTCTGAATATCGCCCATGATATCTGCATCTGCTGTAGACCAGTTGGTAAGAGTGACCTTTGCAGAACTTGGTACGCCATAATCGATATTCATTTTCACATTGTTTTCATCAATTTTTACCATACCGGTTGAAAGGAATTGGCCTTTCATGATGTTTGCCCTTCCAACAACACCTTCGAACAGGTTTGTCGCATCGTCAAAAACGAAGTTTGTAAGAGTTCCGTTGTCCGGAACGCCGTTTTCGATAGCTTCCTGGAGACGCTCAGACTGATTGATCTTCCTCTTGATAAAGAGTTTTTCAGTCAGAACTTTCTCGAATCCCGGTCTGGTGCCGATTTCTGCTTCGGTATCAAGAGCGTGAACAAATGCTACCTCCGGCAGTCGTTGTCCAGCCATAAGTCTGTAATACTCGGCTTTCCAAAACGGTGTCTTTACATCTGGAAAAATGGTATCGAGGATACCAGGTCTTGCCACAGAAAAATTCTGAGCGAAATTTAATCTTTCTTCTGCTGTGATAGCTTCTAATACATTGTATGGCATATTGGTTATACCTCCTTAAAATACTGGATCTGTTGTGGTTACAAAAACAATTCCCTGCGCGGCAAGCTCTGTTTTTGCAGTTTCGTCGACTGTGACTGGCAGCCTTTTCTCAAGGACACGTCCTGCTACGATCACGGAAATCGGTCTTTTAGCATCATCTGTCATATCAACATCTTCAAATACGATTCCTTTTGCACCAGTCCCATTTGTCGGATACACGGAACCTGCTTTGATGATTTTTTTATCATTTACTGCCGTTGCATTTGTTGCGTCTGCGGTGTAAGTTTTCAGTACCAGTCCAACCTCAGATTCGAGAATGTTGGGAGTTGACTCATACTGTTTTGTTTTCATAAAAGCCATAATCTAAATCTCCTTTACTTACTTAAAAATTAACCGGTGCATTGTCACCTGTCGGTTCTGTTTTTGGGTTCATGCGTGCTGAGTAAGCTTTTGCGTACTTAGCTGCCGGACTATCGTTATCATCTTTTTTCTGTCCCTTGTCTGAATTTCCGCCACCTGGATTCGGAGTATTGTCAAGAACTGCTTTCTCCCATTCAGATTTAGCATTATCCAGAGCTGCTTTATTTGCTTCGGAAATTCCATTAACAAAAGTTTTGACTTCCTTCATTACGTCTTCAGACTTGTCTGCTGGCATAGATGAAAATGCTTTGATAGCGCTTGCATATGTTTCTGTTGAAAGACCTGCATTAGCGAAAGCAGATGTAATCTCACTGGAAAGCGCTTTTCTGTTGGATTCAGCAAGTGCTTTTTCCAGGTCAGAAATCCTCTTTTCGTTTTCTGCTTTTTCCTTCTGTCGCTCTGCTTCTTGTCTTTCGGCATCCGTCATATTCTGGGCTTTCAAATCATCCAGCTCCTTTTGAAGGTCATCTGCTTTATCAGCTTTTTCTTTCAGAGAAGTGTTTTTTTCTTTCACTTTCTTTGTCTCTGATTCAACAGAATCAAGATATTTAGTCACCTGCTCTTCAGACGGTTCCTCGATTCCAAAGCCAATAAGTACCTGTTTTGCCTGTTCTCTTGTCATAGAAATCTCCTTTCTTTCAGACCATCACACTTTTTCACACGGTTCGCTCCGCACATGATCTGCACCCGATTTACGCTCACGGGCTGTTGCATTATTTTTGTGTATTAAAAAAGGAACCTTGGATGTTATTCCTTGGTTCCTTTAATAATTGAATTTATGAGTTTTGATTGACAGTCGAAGAATTTACCGTTGAATCAATTCCAGTCGGATTCTGACCGCTTTTACCAATCAATTGTTGTGCTTTTTGCATTTCTACGTCTGGGTCTGCCAGCTCGGGATATACAGTTCCCAGGTAAGGCAAACTCATTTCGTATACCTTTTGTGGATCGCTAAATAATCCACAAGTAATCAGCGCAATCAGCGGATGAATTTTATTCTTAAACAGATAGTCAAGAGCCTGCGCTTTGACAAGCATGTTATCTGTTGGGTTTCTGGTTATTTTTACATCGAAATCTCTTGTTGAAATTGAAATGTCCTTAGTGGTCTGCCGAATGATGTTCAGAATGATTCTGGCACTTGCTTTCTCAGCCTCCCGGATAAATGGTTCATCCAGTTTTGCTCTGCGCTCTGCAAAATCCCATCCGTTTCTGAGATATACAGCTTGACCGGTATCGCCAGACGATTGTTGCTGTCTATCCGGCATTCCCTCAACAATAAGCATGTTGCTGTAGATATCGTCTTTTGCGACTTGACTTTCTGTTTGATTCAGTTCAGCGGTCATCAGGTCAACATCTGACTGACAGCCATTTCCAGTATCCTTTACAGAGATAGCGCCGAGCTTAATCATTTTCAGAAATTCACTTTCATCAATCTCACAGTTCTTAAACTTCATAAGAGCTTGCACGAACTGTTCTACGCCATCCATCCTGTTTGACTGCATGTTGTTCATAGTGTCAAACATGGTTATCGCAATCTCGATATCGGAAAGACGATCGTGGTTATTCGGGTACTCAACTACCGGGATGCCGCCAAAACCATTGATGCCGGTTTTGGTAATCTGCCCATTCTGAATCTCAAAATATTGTTTTGCCGAAAAACATAAATAATATTGCTGCTCGTTCTCATCTTTAAGAATCTGAACCGAGAGCATCGCTTTTCCGGTCTTCCGAGAATAAACAATGTAACAATCCCCCGGATACGGTATAAAAATCCGAAACGGCGGTAACTCACTATCCTTTGTCCAGTCATCCTCTTTCAGAATCGCTTTGTATGCGGTTCCTACAGCGCTTTGATAAGTACCTAGTTCAATGTTTCTAGCTTCTGCATTTGCTTCGTCCAGATAGTCATTGAACAGATCTACCTGCTCATTTGCTTCTTCTGTAGCTTTTTTCTTCTTGCACACATACTGTATAGGTTCGCCGTACGTCTGTGATGCTTTGAAGCGGACAACTTCCAGTGCATGGTTCTCGCATACACGGTTGTTGATTTCCGGTCGCACCACTTTTTCTCTATAGAGAATCGGCTGATCTCCTTTGTAGTACCGGTACAAATAGTCAATCAACACCCTATTCCGATTATGAGTGCCGATTGTATCAGAAATAACTTTTCTGACGTTTGCTGTTGTAATCTGGCTTACACCGGTATAGGCAATTTTGCGGCCAAACTCGCCCCGGCATAAGTCAATGAAATTCATTTTATTTCTGCCCACTGCCTACACCTCCCATTTTTGGGCATTAAAAAAGCACCGGATTATTCTCCGATGCTCGTTTTACAGGTTACATTATATTATACATAGAACATATGATTCCATATTAAAACATATTAACTTTCAAAATGCTTTTGTTTTCGTAGAGCTTCAATAGCTTTTCCATGGCAGGAACGGATATGCTGTACGGAATATCCCATCTCGTCTGCAACCGTGACCAGATTTTTAAATTCTATGTATCTCTTATGGAGTAAGGATGAGTACATGGAGTTTTCCATATCATTGATATCTCCGGAAACTTTCATTTGCAATTCTGCCAGTTCCTTGACATCAGATGCTATTTCCTGCTGCAATTCAACAATTCTGGTTACAGCATCACCAACACGGTCTTTTCCACCGGAAGTCTGCACTTTATCTCCATTTGAAAAAGAAGATATACTGGTTGCCAAAAGCCTTAAGCGGTATTCCTCCTGTATTTTATTCTGTATTTTTCTATCAGAATCTTGCACTTGCTCAAGATATTGTCGTGTGTTCATCTCATTCTCCCTCCCCATAATGGATTGCGCATAGCCGTCACTGTACCTACATTTCCTTTTTCTATAAACATCTGAAGCTGAGTAAGACCGTCCGGTGCGTCATCATGCACATTTTTTCCAAGCTGGACAAAGAAAGTAAGTTCGTCCATAGCTGCTTGATACTCTTTGCTCCGGTGTTCTTCGTCCAAAAAAATAAAGTTTCTTTTTATATCATCTGAATATGCGATGATCTTAGACATTTTCTCCATGTTTCCCGGTGCACGGCTGGATGTACAGCTGCATTTATACTTCTGTTCTTTAAGTTTTTCATCCACGTACATCTTGTACATATCACCACCGTTGTTTGCCTCGAAGTTAATCTGTCGTATCTCGTTTCCAACGATTTTTCCAACAACAAGCGGAAGGGTAACTTCTTTCGTTCCTTTGTTAAACACCCAGTCAAAAATATAGACATCTCCGTTTTCGTATTCTCGTCCAATAGGCATTGAAAGACTATCCCCACCGCCCCATGCAACATCACAGGCAGTAACAACACGGCTGTCACCTTCCGGAAGTATTCCATTGTAGTACCGAAGTCCATCTTCCGGAAAAAGGATTCCTTCACGGATAAATGGATTTTGCTGATATTTGGCTTGCCATTCATTAGCATCCAGCCTTGACTTCATATCCACATAGTATTTTGTAGAAAATCCTACTCCGTAGTCATAATCAAAGTTGGATTCACCATTTTCATTCAATGCCGGAATTTTTCTGAATCGGTACCGTGGATTATTTTTCTTTTCAGTCTCCACTCTTCCAAGAGGATCCATGACATTCCATCGTGTTCCGACCATTAATTCTCGTGCACCGTCATTTTTACGGTCAACCAGAACGTTCAGATAATCCTGATACCGGTTTTCCAGACGTGTTGGGCTTAATGATTCAGTTCTGTCACGAACAAGGTCATCCACATATAAGTAACCGTCTGAAGATATATCTACGGAACCTGTCCATGTTCCGTCAATACCACGACAGGTCAGTGTTGAAAATCGGTCCGGCGCACCAAGGTTGATTTCTTTCTTCTCCGCTGACTTCTTTTCAAGGGTTGCAGACGGAAAGATTTCATTGAAAGTATATTCTGGCGTTGAAATAAGATTCTGTATCTCACCATAAAATCCGTCAGCAAGGATTCCACTGTGACCGCTCATAGCGTTATGGCTGTTCGGGCGTTTACCCATTATCCAAGACAGGAAAAATATACAGGTGGTTGACTTTGCGGTTCGGGGTGGCATAGACACGCCAAGAAACTCAATCTTTCCGTCCTCTAAGTCCTGCAAATCCTGTACGAGAATATTTAATGTCTTTTTTCTTGGCTCATAGAATTTTCTTCGTGGTTGTCTGTTCTTTTCCATGTAGTACAGATAACTCTCAAACAGCCATGGGGCTTCTAACAGTAAATACTGCCAGTAGATATCATCAAAATTACCGCTTCCCGTCAGTGCAGCTTGTCTTGCAGCTACGTTATGAGCATACTTACTTACTTTTATCGCCATTTGCTGTGCTTCTAAATTCTCCGTAAATGGCAGATCAATGTTCATGTTTAATAACAGATCAAGGCAGTCTTTCTGATTCTGGTAAACAGACATATCTCCACTGATGATTTGATTTAAGACTGCCCGATACCATTCAAATGAGCCTTCTGTAAATTTTTGCATAAAAATAGAGCCAGACCTCCTTTCTTCTTAGGATTTAGTCTGGCTCTCATGTGGCTCTCTGACTGGTTTATTTATTTTTCTTTTTTAATTTCAAGTATTTTCTATATTTGCGGCTGTATTTCCGAAGAATCAAATCAAGCATGATGCTATTTGTTTGTTCTGTGTTTTCTGACATAGTTGTGAGATACGGATAATCTTCTCTATCATCTACTAATGTCTTGAAAATTAAGTCTAAAGCAAACTGAGCGCTGATAGGTGGGTCGCACAGTTCAAAGTCTTTATCCTTGTACCACTCATCAATCTTCTTTTGGAATCCATCAAACGATATTTCTTCATTCCATATCATACATTCACCTCACGATGCTTCTAAATGAATCCCACCACTCGTCTTTTTTATTTATATCTTCTACTCGTTCGAACATAAATTTCAACTTATAAATATCTGATTCTGATGCAACAGATTCAGTATGCATGAGTTTGAATTTTCTTTTAAGATATCCAATTTCAAGAATGCATTCCTCCGGAAGATCAGTGTAATTCATGACGCATTCTACCAAAACAATTCGTTTATCTTCTTCATGATGTATTTCAATGTCTGCCAGTGCATTAATGATTTCTTCATCAATAACCTTAACGGGATAATTCACTACACCATATTTCATATATTCACCTCAGTCTGGAATCCCTAATTGTTTGTAAGTAAATACGGCTGTATACTTCTTCCCACACTTGCAGCAAGTTTCCGTAATGGTACAGGTCTTTTCTTTATCGTCGCACTCTGAAATAGCTGAATCCCGGAATCTACATCCGCCTGTCAGAATACATTTAATCCGTTTTATGTTCATCTGGTTCCTCCAAATAATTGATAATTTCATGTGCGATATGTGCCAATTCCATTCTGGTATGTCGCTCAAAAAATTCATCAAAGTCAATTTTGAATACTGAATCAAATTTCTGTGATTCATTGATTCTTTTTATAGTTTTATCAAGTTTTGTTTCTGGATAAGGTGGGTTTATATAACAAGTCAAAGGATTATTTTCATTATGTACCTCCGAATCGCATATAACCGGATACCATTCAACAGCAGTTCTTTCTCCTGCGTCTTTTTGAATTAGAATATTTGAAAGTCCTCCAATATAACATTTTATGACCATATCATCATTTTTTATTTTTACTGAATATTCCTTTTGGAATTCAAATGCAGTGTACTCAGTATAAAATTTTAAAACGGTCTTTGTAATTGGCGGATAAGATGTAAGAAGAATTTCCTCGATATCAATCTGCGCATATGTTTCTATTCCAAGTTCGATGATCTCAATCGGAATCCTTTTAACCACAATTCTCATACATTTACCTCAAACTCTTTCTTGCAGTTGCTACCCTTGCATTTCAATTTAAGATGCCGAATTCTTGTCTCTGGGCTAATCAGAAGTGCTTTCTTCTGGCAAAGCGGGCAGCACGCCCATACGCTTCCTTTTATGTTTTTTATTAACGCCTGCCCGTCCCATGACTCTGGTGGATTCATGATCTGTGAGAAGTCTATTCCTTCGAATTCGAACGCTGATTTAATGCTCATCTGATTTTCTCACTCCTTTTCGTCCTGCAATCTTGCGCTTTTTGGGGAATCCGTGCATTTTGCGGAAATTATTTTGTTTAATTCGATTTGTTAAAAGCAACGAGTAAAGTAATTCTTTTGACAAAACAAATTCCGTTCTAAACCCTAACTCTTTTCCGACAGATTGCAGCGAATAATTAATCAAATCTCCCGGAAGCTCCGGTATTCCTGATGTATCTATCTCTTTTTCTCCTATAAAGATCCGCTTCAATTCATCTTTCTCGCCCATATCAGCTTATTTTCCTCCTAATTGCACGTCTTCCTAAGTTCAAAGGCGCTTCTTAAATCTGCTAGCATATCAACCAGCGTATTAACAGTTATCGTCAGTTCGTTAATCCGAACATTGCTCGCCTGGTACAATTTCCGATAATGTTCAAGTTCTTTCGGTGCATCGCAGAACGGAAGATCTATGGTTCCATCTTTCACCCATGCAGCTGTTTCAATGACTTTATTAGCACGATCGAGATCTTCATGTGCCTTTCTGTTCTCTTCTACCGTTTTGGCAAAATCTCTCGCCAGCTCAATCCGGCGTTCTTGTAAATCCAAAATTTCATGCTGTCTTTTCTCACATTCTTCAGATAGTCGGACAACTTCTTTCTTCAGCTGATCTACCGTCCAGTTCTTCATATCTTCAATCCTCATGGTTTCCTCCCCTCAAATCTTGGTAAATGTTTCCATATCGTAATTGTTACGGATATGATCCACACATTCACTGAGTTTTTCTTTCAAGATTGGGTCTTTTGCAATGTCCGGATGTATCGTATACATTATGCAACTGCCTTCTCTTCCCTCTTTCTGGAATTTCCGCCAGTTAAAAGTCATTGTAAACAGTGGAATCCTTGTAAGATTCTTTGTCTTATGCCTTATGTATAGATTGAAAAGTTTCTTAATCATGGCAATTCTCCCTTTTTCATCATGCTGTTTTCTCAAACAGGCCAAGAATAAACTCCCGACCCATCTGCGTAATCCGTCTATGGTAGATTACTTTTCCAGAATCCAATACTTCCTGTTTGATTTCCTCATATCCGCAGTCGCTGTAATTGGAGTACATCAACCACGTACCGTTTACCTGATACTGGATCTTCTTTTCTGACAGAATCCGGTTTAGCTGCATTGCTGATTTCAGCCCCAATTCTTTGGCAATTTCAGTAATGGTATATGTTTTGTTGACGTGCATCAGGATAGCATTCTTTCTCTCGGCTTCTACTCTTGCAGCACGTTCCTCTTTCAGTTTAGTCAGAAGCTCGATGCCGAAGTCTGGATTGTTGAGGATATTATCAATAACATTGTCTGTAGCATATATGCCATGTTTGTGGATTGATGGTAACACTTCCGATGTTACCCACTTTTTAAAATGTTTAGCAGACGGAAGCTTGCTCGAAAGAATAAGGCTGTAAAGACCAGATTCATTAACGATGTACATTTCACGGCTTTGACCTGAGTCGGTGAAACGCCTTGTCAGCTTATCTTCATCATCCACATGTCTCTTTATTGCATCTGATGTATCTTTATATCCCAATATCTCTGCAACGTCTTTTCCAACGAAATATGGCACTTCCTCAACCATCACTACACGTACAGAACCTAATTCTGCATTTTTAAAAACTTCCGGTTTATTCATTTCTCTCTTTCCTCCCTGTGCTTCATCTGGCACTTGATCATCTTTGCTATATTCTCACGTTCCTGTTTTATCCCATGCCCTTGCCGAAACAATTCGCATTCAAGGATATTTCCGCACTTGGAACATTCATCTTTGATTTCTTTGCCTGCTATTTGCATTATTCGTCCTCACAATAAATAAAAAGGTGTAGGGCAATTTGTTTAAGATCATTCTTTCCGTATAATCGGATCCCATCTTTTGATTCTCTGCCAATCAGCCAATCTGCTAATTTAAAAGGTGGTTTAGGGGGTTCTCCCTCTTTTGGGGCTGCCGCTTCAGCATTTGACTGGATAGTAAGTCCGTACCACAAATGACGGTGCCAGTATTCCAATGCTTCTGGGCTGCATCTCTCTTCTAATTCCGAAAATACCTTTTTGTAATCAGATAATTCTTTTTTCATTTTCTTTGCTTCTTGTTTTGTCATTTTCAATACCCTCCCAACATTCACAACTATCATCCAACAATCTGAAATCTGCCCGATACTCACTGTCACCATTACAGCATACGCCTTCTTCCAGTGCGTACCATTTGCATTTACAACAATAATTTTTTTCCATAATGTCACTCCCAAAATTAAAAAAGTCCGGCGGGTGGACTTGAACCACGCATCGTCGCCCAACGCGAACCACCGGAACCAATCAGAAGGTAAATTTGAGCATTTTGGAAATGCTTTCCGGTAATGGCAATTTACCGGAATCGGAATGGCAGGAATCGAACCTGCGACACATGACTTGTAAGTCACTGCTCTACCGCTGAGCTACATTCCGTGCCGCTTACCACGGCTGATCACCTCGGTAAATGAATGAGATGATTTCCATTTTGCACAACATATAAATGATATGCTTTTCGTACTGCCCAGCAGTCCTCAGGATAAACATCAACCTTTTCCCATGGGTTTAATCCGCTTGAACCATAGGCCGCCCGTGCACTGACAGCATAGAACGAACGAATTAATTTGCAGGAGACGGATTCGAACCGCCGTTCTCAAGGATATGAGCCTTGTGAGATTCCACTTCTCCATCCTGCCTTAACCCGGATTGCACCGGGTTAGCAATAGGTTTATCGTGTTATGCTTTCCACTAGACTGTTTTCATCAGTGTCAGTCTCACGGAGTTGTTTCGGAGGATTATTCCTGAAATGCCTCTTGAAAACTCCCTGTCGTCAACGTGCACTCATTGGCGACATATTCAACTCAGAGGCAGTACCGAACGGGAAGTTGCTTTTTCAATCCGGCTACGCCGTTACGTACCTTCTGGAAAACAACCCACATACACACATTCGGCAGTTTTTTCTGCCCATTAAACGGATGGGCAGCTTTGGGAGAAATGGAAGCTCTGGGACTCGAACCCAGGACCGACCGGTTATGAGCCGGTTGCTCTGACCAACTGAGC